TGGAGCATCATCTCCAATTACTGTAACTGGAATTGCTTCAGCAGCAACGCCCACATTTACAGTAACAGCAACTAACGCAGCAGGAACCTCTGCTGCTTCATCGGCATCAAGTGCTGTAACAATAACAACAGTTCCAGCAACTCCATCTGCACCAACAGCAACGGCTGGAGTAGATCAAGACACAGTTTCTTGGTCAGCACCAGCAAATGGTGGTTCTGCAATTACTGGTTATACTTGGGCATCTTCAGATGGAAAGGGAGCAACAGTTGGGGCAGGAACAACAAGCGTAATCGTTAGTCAAGAAGCAAATACTGCTCAAACATATACAGTTTATGCAACAAACGCAAATGGTAATTCTGCAGCCTCTCCTTCTTCTAACAATGTAACTACAATTGCTCCGTTCTTTCCTCCATTCTTCCCGCCGTTTTTCCCATTCTTCCCCCCATTTTTCCCACCATTCTTCCCGTTCTTCCCACCATTCTTCCCGTTCTTTCCGTTCTTCCCATTCTTTCCACCATTCTTCCCATTCTTCCCATTCTTTCCACCGTTCTTCCCACCGTTCTTCCCATTTTTCCCACCATTCTTCCCGTTCTTCCCATTCTTCCCATTCTTTCCACCATTCTTCCCATTCTTCCCATTCTTTCCACCGTTCTTCCCACCACAATTCGGACCGTTCTTCCCACCGTCATTCCAAAGTAGTTGCAGTGGATGTACTAGAAATTATTGTTGGCAAGCATGTCCCGCTTGCTGCGGTCATTGTGGGTGCTAACAGACATGATATACTATGATAAAAGGAGACACAAAATATGTATGCAATAATTGTTAAAGATACTGCAGATACTTACGAGGTACTTTCGGTAATTCAAACTGACGAAGCAGTAAGGGCATCTCTTGACTCTGAGTGGGATAAAGGTCTTCATTTCATCGGTATGAACATATCTGACTACAAATCAACAGCAACCAAGGGTGCTACTTGGAACGGAACATCTTTTGATGGAACTGCAAATTCAGGATTTTCTGAACTATCGCAAGAAGAAAAAGATGCGTATAAACAATATGCATTTTTGTGCGATAATAAAATAATTCTTAGACTAAGCGCTGAGTCTGACTCAGCAAGAGCATCTTTGTATGATGCAGCATTTTCTGGTGAAGTTTTTCTTGTAAAGTGCCCTTTTGCAATTAGAGGAGCAACAGTTTCATATAATGAAACAACTAGAGAAATAACATTAATCTAATAAAATATTAATAGTATTTTTTTTGTGATATACTATAGTCATAACCAAAACAAAGGAATAATATGACAATCTATGATGAAAATGAAACGCCTTGGTTTACTAAAGATAGATCAGAGACGTCTCTAAATAGATATCCATCAAAAACTATTGGAAATAATATTTTAGTTGAAAACCCCGCATTAGGAATTAATCTTTATAGAAATGTATTTTCAAAAGAAGATTCTGAAAGATATATTAAAATTCTTGAATCTAACTTGGGTAGTAATGGCAAATATAAATGGTCAGAAGCAAAAGTAACTAACTCAGATGTGCCAATTAAAAAGGCTAGAGATGCTGTAGACTTTAGATTTAAACAAGAAAATTTAGGTCCAAGAGATGAACACAATGCTGAATTAATTGACTTGCATGAAGAGATATATCAAAAGTTAAAGTTTTGCGTTGATGATTATGCACGGTATTGGGGAATTAATGTAATATACTATGAAGCATTTAATTTTGTAAAGTATGAAGGAGAAGGAACACATTTCAATATTCATGCTGATCATGGCCCAATGTACAACTGTACAGTGTCTGCTGTTATTTATATAAATGAAGACTATGAGGGTGGAGAAATCAAGTTTCCAAGAATGGATAACTATACACATACTCCAAAAATAGGAGATATTATCCTTTGCCCATCAAACTATATTTATGAGCATGCGTCTTTGCCAATGAAAAAAGGAAGTAAATATTGTGTTGTTGTAATGACAGATATTAATGAACTAGGACACAAGTAGTGTCTCTAATTGCAAAGTTTACATCCTTCAGGCCTTGGATAAATAAAGAAGATATTTCTGTTCCTGTTCCTACACAAAAAGAAATCCCAGATTGGTACAAAGATGCAGACAGATTTGCAAAAATGCCAAATGGAGAATATTGGAAAGCACCAAAAGAGGTTTGTCCTTTCCCTAAAGAAGGCACAACTGACGACTATGGGAAAATTCCAACATGGAAAGCATGTCCTGCAATTATGGATGCATTTGCAACAGGGTATGTATTTAAAACTCCTTGCGATTTAATTTTTGCTAAAAATTCTCAAGGGGTAATTAATGTCACAATAAATGATCCTAAGTATAAAGATTTTTGTACTCAAAGATCACCAATGCCACAATTTGAACATCCTAAAGGATACTATCAGCATCATTTTGCTTGGAGTTCTCCATGGGGCTTAGAGTTGCCAGAGGGATATAGTGCATTGTTTATGACCCCAATGAATAGGTTTGACCTTCCATTTTTAAACACCACTGGCATTGTTGATTCAGACAAAGTTCATCTTCTTGGCAGTTTTCCATTTTTTATTGCGGAGGGATGGGAAGGAACAATCCCAGCAGGGACACCATATTTACAAATCCTTCCTTTTAAAAGAGAAAACTGGGACCACAGTATAGAGATTTTAGATCAGTCTTCTATATATGGTAAAATGGTAGATAACGCAAAGTTCTATCGTCAGCCTGACGGTGGAGTTTATATTAAAAAAGTTTGGTCACGCAGAGAGTATAAATAGGAGATATACAAATGCAATCATGGACAGAAAAAGAAGATCTTGGTAACGGAATTATCTGTTATAGAGGAGTAATTAAAAAAGAGTTTGACGTAATAAATCGACTTGAAAGCAGCCTAGGATCAGTCGCTGAATATGGAGAGTTATCTCCTGAAGGCAAAAGATATCACTGGATGCCAGCATATGTTGGATATCAGCAACTTATGCCTGAGTATAGAGACTGTGTAGATTTTAAATTTAAGAAAACTGACATTGAGCAAGACAAAAGTGAAGATTCAATAAAACTTCAAGAACTTTGGCAAGATGTATATGATCCACAATATGCAGCAGTAGAAGACTACAGGAAAATGTATAACATTATGCCACTTAAATACTGGGAAGCATTTAATTTTATTAAGTACGGTCCAGGTCAACACTTTATGGAGCATCACGATCATGGCTTTTCTTACAATTGTACAGTATCTTTAGTTGCTTATGTTAATGATGATTATGAAGGTGGGGAGTTGTTCTTTAGACTACAAAATTTAAATATTAAACCAAAGGCTGGAGATCTTTACATATTCCCATCCAACTTTATGTATCCTCATCAAGCAATGCCAGTTCATTCTGGAACAAAGTATTCAATTGTAACCATGCTAGACTATAGCAAAAAATTTCATACTCCAGAAATGTATGACCCTAAGTGGGCAGATGAATAGTGTTCAATATATCTATAGAAAAAATGCGTGGTATTAAATTTAACATTAGTCCAATGTCAATTAAAAGAGATTGGATGGATGCAACATCAGAAAACCATGCATATAGATGTTTCCCCGTAACTCAGGCAAATGTTGTTGGGTGGAATATGTTTTGTGAAGAAGATATTCAATTTATTTGGGATGGCGTAAATGATCAAACCGATCAGCACATAAATATAATATCTGGCCCAGATGGCTCTTATTCAGGTAGGGGGCAGTCATCTATAAGTTTTAATACAGGCTTAGTTTTTAAAACAGACAAAGATGTTAGCATATGGACGATTAATCCTGTTAACTATTTTAATGAAAATTTTGAAACAATGTCCAATCTAATAAGTACATCTTTTTATGAAAATCCCTTACCATTGGCAATCAAAGCAAAAAAAGCAAATGAAACAATTACCATAAAAGCAGGAACTCCAATAGCAACAATTATTCCAATATCTTTAACAAATTTAAATAACACTAAAATTCAAATTGTTAATTATGAAGATGAGGGTAGAGTAAGAGAACAAGCAAACATTAAGTATGGACAAGCAGCACAAGAGGTTAATAGTTCTGGACAATGGACAGACTGGTACAGAGATGCTATAAATGAAAAGGGAGAAAGCCTTGGCTCCCATGAAGTAAAAACTTTAAAACTTTATGTAGAAGACAATACTGAGAAAGGTATGTAAATTATAGGATATAAAGCCTGTGATATAATTTAAATATGAATTCACAAGAAGCCATAACCGTAGTGAGAAAGCCATCAAGCACACCTTCTGGCTTTTTTGGAAGCGGATCAGAAAATATTATTGAGTTAGAAAACTTTATGACTCAAGCAGAGGTTGACTTTTTAGACAATGCAGCACGAAGCATAACTATCTGGGATGTTACCCAAAGTCATAAAAATGAAAATGGCACTGTCATTTATGATGCAGACTACTGGAAAGATAGAGTAGCAAGTGCGCCATCTCTTAACCAAAATGATCCAAATATTGTTCCAGTAATTGTTGGCTTGTTTAATAAACTTCAGCCAGTTATTGAAAAATTTTTTAATGTTAGTGTTCAACCTACTGGGCAAACTATTGTAAAGTGGAATCCTGGCCAATATCAGTTGCCCCATGCAGACAAAGAGTTGCACTCTGGCCCAGATGCAGGAACTCCTAATGATTTTCCAAACTATGATATTGCAAGTTTATTCTATATAAATGATGACTATGAAGGTGGAGAGTTGTATTTTCCTAATCAGGGAATACAGTTTAAACCAAAAAGAGGTTCGGCATATTTTTTCCCAGGGGATATGAATTATGTTCATGGAGTAACAAAAATTAAAAATGGTACTAGATATACCTGCCCATTCTTTTGGGAAATTCTAGGGCACACTGGAGAAGAAAAGCCAGACTTTAATAAAAAATATCATAGAATTTTTCCTAACGATGAGTCAATAAGAGCCTGGGACCCAGACAATGGAATTAGGAATGGTCAATGAATGCTGTAGAGATATATCCAAAAATTGTTGTATATAAAGGTTTGTATAAAGACATTGACTATATATATCAAACATTAAAAGAGTCAGATGGAACAGATGGACTTCTTGCCCCCTGGTCTAAGTGGTCACATTTTGGAGAATATCTTTCCCCAACTTTTAAAAATTTTGGCGATATGTTACCAGTTAAAGAAATAAAAAAAATAGAAACAAAAACAGAAAAAGAAAAAGTGCATAAGGATATTCTTTTAGAAATATTTGTTAATTTTCATAAAGCAACAGAAGACTATGTCTTAAAAAACAATGTTGATTTTGATAAAAATAAAATTGTTCCAAATATTAAAGATAAAAAAAATTATGATGTAAAAGAGTGGACGATTAGCGGTCCATCAATAGCAAGATATCATGAAAACGTTGAGGATGTGGTAGCAATGACATACCATACAGACTATATACGAGAGCCAATTACAAGTCCAGGATATAAATTTGCAATTACTGCCTTAACATATTTTAATGATGACTATGAAGGTGGAGAGATTGATTTCATAGCAAATGGAGAAGCCTATATGTATAAGCCAGAGGCTGGAGATATGGTTGTTTTCCCTTCTGGTCATCCAGAACTCTTGATGTCTGAAAATTCTATATATCTTCATGGAGTTATGCCCTCATATAAAAAATCAAAATACTTGGCAAGAATGTATTGGATGAAATATTCTTTGGGAAGTCCTGATTGGTTTGAAAATGAAGAAAAATATGGCAAGGAAAAATGGCAAGAAATGCAGCCAGGAATTTTAGAGGCATTTAGAATTGCAAATCCAAATAAATGGAATACTGAAAAAGAAAGAAGGATAAAATGAATCTAGAAAACAAAAAAAGAATAACTAAAGATATAGTTATTTATGAAAACTTTATTGATGCAGAAACTGCTGCAAAACTTGTAAAGGTTTTAGATAAGCATGCAGAACTTGGGTTGATTAACTGGATGCCCATATCTTTCTATGAGTCTTATTCTTCAGTTCTGCCACAAGATAATGATGAGCATGTAGAAAATGAAGGATTGCCAAGCGATGTATTTTCACAAATAAAACAAGGAATCATTGATGCTGTTGCAAGCGTTCATGACCTCGATCCTAAGATAATTTCTCAAATTGGATATCATACTCAGAAATGGGAGCCAGGTGCTTATGCAAGAAAACATTCTGACAATACAGATGAGCATGGACATTCTGGTGCTTTTACTAGAAGTCGATATGCAGCATTCTTATATTTAAATGATAATTTTGAGGGAGGGCTTTTACAGTTCCCAGATCAAGAAATAAATATTCAACCTAAAGTTGGAATGCTTGCTGCATTTGACGGGGGATTTAATAATATGCATGAAGTAACTCTTATAACTAAAGGAGTTAGGTATACCATAGGTTCATTCTGGGATGATCGTGAAGAAGACGCATACCCACAAGAACTAAGAGATGCTTGGGCAGCAGAAATGAAAGAGACAAGAGCCAAGCAGGAAATAGAGAGAGCAGAGTGGCAAGAACTATTAAAGCAAGGGTGGAAACTTGATGCTAACGGAAATAGGTACAAGGTAGAGGAGTTGTAGATGGAGGTTTTTTTAAAAAAGGAATTCGACAACGCTGGATACAATACTGAAGTTTTTCATGATCATATTTTGTCTATAGAAGACTTTATGACCGAAGAAGAGTTGCAGACCATCCTAAACATAATTAATAGAACGCCAGAAGAAGACTGGTCAATAGAATATACAAAAAATCTTGCTAGATTTTGCATGGAAAAATTTGGAAGGGACGATGTAGAAAATCTTGTAGCAGAAGGAAAATTTGAAATCACTCAAAATTGGGCAGATAAAAACCTAAACATTACAACAGAAGAGATAAGCATAACCTTACAAGGTAGGCTTGGAAGACTATTAGAAAAGGCAGATCCATCTTTAGAACTTGCTGGGTTTGGAACGCTCCAAAGGATGCAGGCGGGTGTTGAACTTAAGTCTCATACAGATCAGCATACAGATCCATCTATTAGATATGCTGCTATACTATATATCAATGACGACTACAAGGACGGGACTTTATTTTTTAAAAATAAGGAAAACTCAGACTTGAGACCAAAGCCAAGGACATTGCTTATTTTTCCAGGTAATGAAGAGTATGAGCATGGAGTAAGGTTTGTAGGAGAAGGACCCATAAGGTATGTTACTGTGGGATTTATGAAGGTAACAGGTTTTTATGAGAAGAATAAATACTGAGGAGACACAAAATGGACAAAGAAATACTTGAAGAAAAGGTTTACTATTACACAAATGTAATTGAAGACCCAAAGAAACTTGTTGACGCAATTGAGAATGACAACAAGGATCCCTGGGGCGAATGGATGGCCTGTAGCGGTCAACACTATGTCTATGGAACAGATAAAACTATTGCACTGACTCCAGATGCTGATGAAAAAAATAAGTATATTTATGAAACATTAAGAAAAGCATTTGATGATGTTGCAAAAGATTACGCTAAGGCACAAGGAATTACAGATGAGCCTAAACTATTTCCTCAGTACCCTATTAAGAAGTATCAGCCAGGAACATTTATGGGTGCACATTTTGATCAGCAAGAAGGAGATGAAAGACTAAAAGTCTCTTTTGTTATGTACTTAAATGACAATTATGAGGGAGGAGAAATATCTTTTACTATTGCTTCTCCAGATGGAGTTCTAAAAAATTCAAGCCCTGAGCCAGACTTTCTAGAAGCGGAAAAAAATAAAAATTTTACCTTTGCTATTAAGCCAAAAGCAGGGAGCGTTATTGTATTTCCACCATCTCCACCATATCATCACACCGCCCACCTAGTTAAAAGTGGCGAAAAAATAATGGTTCCACAGCATTGGATTCACTAATGATTAAAACCATACTTCACGACAAGGTATATTATTATGACGATGCTGTAAAAAATTTAGATGAAGTGATAAGTTCTTTGTCTGAATTAGAAGATGTATACAAAAATGACGGCAAAAAAATGTGGGATACTTGGACAGCGTCAAATGACAAAGAATGTATATACGGAGACACAGTCTCATTTGATTTAAAACTTATTAATAACCTTGACGGTTTGTATAAAGAAAAAATGCTTTTTGTTTATAACAATATTATGGACTCGTTCTATTCTGTGTCCAAAGACTATGCAGAATCTATTGGTGACTATGAAGAGCCAAATCTTTTTCCAGTCTTTAACATAAAAAAATATTATACTGGAACCTATATGGGTTCTCATTTTGATCAACTTGACGGTGATAAAACATTAAGATATTCTTTAGTTATGTATCTAAATGATGACTTTGAGGGCGGAGAAATATCTTTTAGTTTAAATGATTATGAAAACAATGATGCAATAAGACCTATTGAAGACTATGAAGATGAACGAAACAAAAAAATAATTGATTTTGGAATTAAGCCAAAAGCAGGAAGCATTATTATTTTTCCATCTTCTGCTCCATACTATCACACAGCACATTTGGTAAAAAGTAAGTTTAAGTATATGGTTCCATCTCACTGGATTCACAACAATATGGAATTTCATAGGTCTATGTAGTGAAAACAGCAATTGTTACAGGAGCAAGCAAAGGTGTTGGTTATGCAACTGTAAAACTTTTATCTGAAAGTGGATATAAGGTTATTGCTGTATCAAGAGACTTGTCAAAAGTTTCAGGACTTGTTGGAGATAGCGTAGAAGTTTATCAGATGGACATTACAAGTGCTAACGAAATAAAGAAGTTTTATGATAAATACAAAGATATAACCCTAGATCTTCTAGTGAACAATGCAGGAGGAGGCTCTGGCCCAACTAGCATTATAAATGAGACAATGGATAATTTTAGAAGAGCGTATGATATAAATGTATCTGGGCCAATGTATTTGTCTCAATTGTTTGTTCCCTGTATGAAAAAATCAGAGTCTGCCACCATTATATTCATTAGTTCTCTTGGAGGAAAGTTTGCTTATAGGTCAGGAGGAAACTATACAAATGCTAAAAGAGGAATGATGGCACTTGTTGATACAATGAGGCTGGAGTTTCCAGAGTATGGAATTAAAGTTACTGAAATTTGCCCAGGAACAATTGATACACAAGAAGAAAAAAGAGACATTGCCATAACTGCTGAAGATATGGCTGAGTCTATAAGATGGGTAGCAAGTCTACCTAAACATGTTAACATAAATCATATAGAGATAAATCATATACTTAGTGGTAAATAGTTTTTAACTCTCAACCTGTTGTTTAGAGGAGAGTTTTACTTTTTGCAAAACTCTGCTATAATTAACACTTATTCCGTTTTGAAAGGACGATCAAATATTATGTCAGATTTTTTTAGTTTTAAACTTCCAGAAGATTTTATAGAAAAGTATAAAGGTGTAGAGAGTCCATTTGGATTTAAAGATGCAGCAGAAAATTCACTTGGAGAAATTACCTTTATTCGTACTTATTCTCGAATGAAGGAAGATGGAACTAAAGAACGCTGGCATGAGGTTTGTCGTCGTGTAATCGAGGGCATGTATTCGGTTCAAAAAAATCATGCTAAAGAAAATCGTCTTCCATGGAATGACTATAAGGCTCAGAAGTCAGCACAAGAAGCATTTGATAGAATGTTTAATTTGAAGTGGACCCCGCCAGGTCGTGGTATGTGGGCATTCGGAACTCCTATGACTATGGAGAAAAAGAACTCTGCAGCACTTCAAAACTGTGCAATGGTATCAACAAAGGACCTTGACAAAAATGATCCAGGTGCATTGTTTGCATGGGTAATGGATGCCCTAATGCTTGGTATTGGTGTTGGTTTTGATACTATTGGACAAGACAAGGGGTTCTCAATTTATAGCCCTACAGAGCCAGAACAGATTTATGAAATTCCAGACACTCGTGAAGGATGGGTTGAGTCGGTGAGAGTTTTGATAAATTCATATCTCAGGCCAAATCAAAATATACAGAAGTTTAACTATGATCTAATTAGGCCCCTAGGAGCCCCTATAAAGGGCTTTGGAGGCGTTGCATCAGGTCCTGCACCTCTTATCAGGTTGCACAGCCAGATAGACCGTGTGATAGGCTCCAGGGCTGGAGAAACACTAGACTCTCGTGCCATTGTAGACCTAGTCAATTTGATTGGAACTTGTGTAGTTTCAGGAAATGTTAGAAGGTCAGCAACCCTTGCTTTGGGTAGTGCTGGAGATGATGTGTTTATGAATTTGAAGAACTCTGAGTCATTTCCAGAAAGAAACTCATTTGATCCAGAAAATCCAGGCTGGGCTTGGATGTCTAATAATTCTATTTCAGCAGAAGTAGGAACAAGGTACGAAGACTATGTAGATTTAATTACAGAAAACGGAGAACCAGGTTTTATCTGGCTTGATGTTGCTCGTAATTATGGACGACTAAAGGATGCGCCAGACGGTAAGGATTATCGTGTGATGGGATTCAACCCATGTGCGGAGCAGCCATTGGAATCATACGAACTATGTACACTTGTAGAAGTGCACTTAAATCGTCATGAATCCAAGGAGGACTTCCTGCGTACCCTGAAGTTCGCATATCTTTATGGAAAGACTGTAACACTTGTTCCAACACACTGGCCACAAACAAACGGTATCATGCAACGCAATCGTCGCATTGGCACATCCCTAACTGGTATTGCTTCATTTGCAGATCAAAATGGTTTACCATCAGTTCGTGAATGGATGGATGAGGGATATACCACAATTCGTAAATATGATCATTCTTATTCAGAGTGGTTATGTGTTCGTGAATCAATTCGTGTAACAACAGTTAAGCCATCAGGGTCAGTATCAATTCTTTCTGGTGCAACTCCTGGAGTTCACTGGGGGCCTGGAGGAAACTTTTTCCTTCGTGCAGTTCGATTTGGAAACACAGATCCAATGATGCATTTGTTCAAAGCAGCAGGGTACACAATTGAAGACGATGTAGTATCAGCAAATACATCAGTTGTGTACTTTCCAATTAAGTCAGGACATAGAAGATCTGAAAAGGATGTTACGCTGTTTGAGAAGATTGCTCTTGCTGCAACTGCTCAAAAATATTGGTCAGATAACGGAGTTTCTGTAACTCTTTCATTTGATAAGGAAACAGAGTCAAAGCATGTTGTTCCAGCACTGCACATGCACGAGGGACAATTAAAAGCAGTCTCATTCCTTCCAATGGGGAATACTGTTTATCCACAGCAGCCATATACTCAAATTACAGAAGAAGAGTATGAGTCATATATTGGTAAATTAAAGCATATTGATTTTAGTGCTATTTATGACGGTGTAGATAATCTTGAGGCTCAGGGAGAGTCATATTGCACCACAGACTACTGTGAAATTAAAATAAACAAGTAGTCTTCTGTGGTAAAATAGACTCATAATGTCTACTCCGTCAAACCTATACGCAGAAAAGGTGTTCTCAGAACACCCAACGGCACTATGGGCTTTAGATGATAAAGCAGACTATGTTTCTTTAATTTCAGAAAGCCATAGAAATCTTTCTAATTGGACAATAACTGGCGGTACTTATGAAGACTATCCTCAATCAATAGGTGAACCATTTACAAATAGTTATGTTGGTAAAATAACAGCAACCCCAACTAGCAGTCAGTCTGCATCAATTATTGCAGTAAGTAATGAAATAATGAATTTCCAAGACTTAAATCAATACCTAAAAACATTTTCTATTGGTGCGTTTTTTTATTCGCAAAGCGCATATGTGTCAGGATTTGAAATTGGCTATCGATATGAAGACACAACTAGTGGTCAAATAATAACAAATCTAAAAAACTATGACACAATAATGAATAAGAGTTGGGTCTTTGTGTCAGAGACATTTGATCCACCACAAGAAGATGTAGGTTTTAGATTAGTTTTTAAGATTAATTTTGTTGGTGGTTCAGATGAAGAAGATGTTTTTCTTATTAATGGATTAAGTCTAGGTCAGTGGTCAGAAGAATTTGCCTCAACATCTTTAGGAGTTACCCCAATAAACATTGCATCAGATATATCAATTGCACCCCAAAAGGGGGTTGTTGCGAAATGCTATGGACTACAAGATCTTGATGCATATTATTTAATTTCTGACAACATGATCAAAGCAAAAAATTTAAGTATTCCAATGGTATACGGAGCATCAAGTCTTACATCTCTTTACCCAAATGGATCAAGCCCATCCTTAATAGTTCCTGGTGTTGGATTTTTAAATGAGTCTGGTAAGTTTAGAGAGTACACACTTGAAACTTGGCTTAGAATAAACTCCTATACAAATGATGTTAAAAGAATTATTGGTCCAATTAACTCAAACGATGGAATATATGTTGACGGGCCTTCAATAGGTTTAAAGATTGGGTCTGAGTATAAAACTTATTATGTTGGGGAATGGACTAGACCAATGTTGATTCATTTAAGAATTGGGAAAAACACCATATCTCTGTTGATCAATGGTCAAGAAGTTATATCGTTAGATTATAATAGAGAATCTTTGGTTGTTCCAAACATGCTAAATGAAAATAATAAAAATCAGGACTGGATAGGTTTTTATGCACATGAAGATGTTTATCCAATAGAAATTGATTGCGTAGGTATCTATCCGTATGTTGTAGCAACTGCGATGGCAAAAAGAAGATTTGTTTTTGGACAAGGAGTTGAAATACCAGAAAATATAAATACATCATATAGCGGAACTTCTGTATTTATTGACTATGCTTTTGCAGACTATACAGCCAACTACTCATATCCAAAAATTGGTTCTTGGCAACAGGCGTTTAGTGATAATATTTCTGTAGTTAATAAATCTTTATCTATTGCGTCTGCACCACCTCCAAAAATATTCTTGTCTTCAAAAACAAAAGAAGAGTTGTTGTCCGATTGTAAATCAGTTCAATCATCTGATCCAATTAACTTTTTTTCTTTTAGACCTAACTCCTCTTGGAACAACGTATTTGGATATCTGTTTTTTGAAAATTTTGACTTTTTAAAACAACCAGTTTCTGCTTTTTATGGATGTTTTAGATTACCACAGTCTTCTTCTACAAAACAAACATTGTTTAGAATTGAAAAAGAAAACAGCAACTCTTATTTTTCTATAGAACTAGAAAACTTTAACATATTTTATAAAAATGGTATAGACAGTATAAAAATTAATGAAGCAAAAGCATTTATGAATTCAACTACTGGAATTGTAAATACAACGTACACCACAAATGTTCCGCATCAACTTTCCGAAAACTCAAAAGTTTTAATAACCCAATTTAAAAAAACAGAGTTTAATAAATCAGATGCTCATGTTAGCGTTTTTAAAATAATAAATCAAAACTCTTTTTCTATAGAAACCCCATGGATAACTCTTGATCAAAATGACAATGAAGCGTATGCAGATAAATATTCTTATGGATTAAACATACCAGGAAATGGAATTTTAGATTTTTATACAACACTATACTCACCTTTAATAGCAGAGCCAGGAGAAACAGTTGATATTGGAGTTAATATTCCAGCCTTTGTTTCAAGATTTGGGAATCCAGTTTCAGAGTTCTTTGGGTCTTTGTCAGATTTGCGAATGTATGTGGGTGGCAAAAAAAATAATACAGAAACCTTTACTGGTAAAATATACAAAATAGGTTTTTGTACTAAATATAATTTTCAAAAAATTAGATCACTATTTAATGAACTTGGGGTTCCAGTTTGGAATGAAGATTTATTTGCTGTTTATCAAAACAATCAATTAATAAATATAGATGGAGGAATAGATACAACATCTTTACCTCCTTATGGATCTATAACTGGCACAGCCCCTGGTGCAATTAGTGGCGGAGGCGTAATTGTTCCAGATGAGGACTTTCTTTTAGATCACATTGCTAGTTACACTCTTGTTCCAGATCAAATTTTTGATACATATAAACTTACAGTATCAGCAAATGCCTATTGGGAAGACCAAATACCATTAACATATTTTGCAGAATCTGTTTTGGATAAAAGAGGAGATCAGTATTTTGATCTTGACTTTATTCAATTTAACATTGACTATCCAATATCATCAAAGACTATAGCGCTAGAAACTGACCCAGTAGAATGGACATATGCCGAGTTAGCAAATGAGTATGCATTTCCAGTTCAAAGAACATATGAATCACTTGACAATTATTTGTTTACTGGATATAACGATTACGAAGATTTAAAAAATAAAATAGCAAAAGATTATAGGTATGATACAGATGGGTCAATTGTAAAAACATACATAACATTTCAGTATACAGAACTAGGTGCAAACCAAACCCCATTTTATTTTACAAAAACAGAAAGGCCTTCTAGAAACGGAATACTAATTCCCAAATCAGACTGGATGACAACAAAATATGAAGTTGTAGACAATATGATTATTTATCCACCAGCGGGTGTTGATTTTAATGATTTATCTATCGTCACCCACATAGACATTAATGTTAAAAATTCTCAAACAAACAATGTTAATATTAAAAAACTTTCTTATGCGTCTCAAGCATTAAATGAATCGGATGCTAGTCCAATTGGAACTAGGTTTGGAACGCCGATTTACCCATATACTAAAACTGGAATTTACTATAATTTTAAAAAGAACAATCCGTTTGCAATTTACACTAGTTCATCTCCATATCTATATCTTACAAAAACTAGCGGTATACAAATTAAAGGACAGCATGATCCACTTGTAAATCGTGGATTGGCTATTCCAATTAACTCTAGCAGGGCAAATAATTTTAAGGTTATTGCATCACAAATGGCTATAAGGTTTGATGGAGACTATTTCCCATATGCGCCAACACAAATATTTGAGGTAGAGGGCAAGTCTTCGCATATAAAGTTTTATATGGTAGCAAACGATTCTAGTGGACGAAGAGCAAAGATTTATGGAATAGATGCAAAAACTGGTTTAGTTCAAAACGAAATTGGTTTTTATTGGAACGGTAAGATTGTTAGAGAACCAGTTATAACTCTTCAAGAGTGGGGGTTTTTGGGTATTAACTTTTCTAATAGTCTTGATTTTTCATATTTTGAAGGGGCCATGAGATTAACTGGTCCATTATTGTTTAACAACATATCTTATTATCAAGCCACAAACCTACAAGAGGTTCAAAATATATCAGAGCGACCATGGTTTAGGGTAAAGGTATTGTCTGGAGAGACGCTAGACTGGGAGTTCTGGAGCGTTGGTCCGTTTAATTGGAATAGGGTTTTGGTTTTGGCAGAAACAAGTTATTACGGTGTAAACCCTTCAGAGGTTTATAAGAGTTATACTGGGACCAATAAGATAATCGTAGGGGACAATGTTCCAATAAGCGTAGGAAACTATGCATATTCTTTATATAATGACATATTTTGGAATAAATTTACGGTTGATCCAGTTTAATATGGTATACTTATTGTCATGGATTCATTAATTAACCCAAAAACTGGTAAGCCAATTGTAAAAAATGTAAGACGTAAGGTTATTGAAAAGAACTATAACTGGGGCCTGTATGTATATAAAAAGGCAAATGGAAAGTGGTTTACAGATGGGCACGGATCTGTTTTAAACATTCCTTCACAAAAGGGAGACATTTCTAAGATTGCAGAATTAAAAAATACAGCAATGCATTATGGAGATCCAGGAGATGGGCAAGCAATATTTGTTCCAGGTGGAACAAGGGTTTCTGAAGAAGAATATAGCGAGCAAGTTGACAGACTCAAGGCTGGACTCATTCCTTCTCTAAATGACTTGGGCGCTGTTCAAGCAGCAAAGGACACAATTGCAAAATATGGAGACGAGGAATAATATGGAAGAATATACAATAGGCGCAAAGATTGATGACGCTATAAAAAAGGAAGACCCATTTTCAAAATCAGATCCATTTAACAATAATTGGGATACATTAAAAACACTAGATGGGCTAGATGCAAACTTTAAAAGAAGAACAAGTCGACTTTCTACAAAAGTAATACAGCCAACTCCACAATATACAACTGCAGCATTGGCTGGAAAAGGCGGTATTGATGGAGCACAATCTAAAGAGATAAATCCAGGCCTAGTGTATGTAAACGGCTATGGAATGTTTGATGTTATTACGCCACCGTGGAATTTATATGAGTTGGCAAACTATTATGATACATCTTTTGCAAATCACGCAGCAATTGATGCAAAGGTAGAGAACATTGTAGGTCTTGGCTATGAGTTTAAGGTTTCTCCAAGAACAATACTTAGACTAGAAGCATCTGAGGATAATAGTGCAACACAAAAAGCAAGAAAGAGAATTGAAAGAACAAAGATAGAACTTCGTGATTGGCTAGAGTCTCTTAATGACGATGATTCATTTACTGCTACCATGGAAAAGGTTTATACAGACCTACAATCAACTGGAAATGGTTATTTAGAAATAGGAAGAACTACTCGTGGAGATATTGGATATGTTGGTCACATTCCAGCAACAACAATGAGAGTAAGAAGAATTAAAGATGGATATGTACAGATTATTGGAAACAAGATTGTTTATTTCCGTAACTTTGGAGCAAAAAATCCAAACCCACTAACAACAGACGCTAGACCAAACGAGATTATTCACTTTAAGCAATACTCACCTCTCAATACATTCTACGGAGTGCCAGATATTATGTCGGCTATTAACTCACTACATGGAGACTCGCTTGCATCACAATATAATATTGACTATTTTGCAAACAAGGCAGTACCCCGTTATGTTGTAACGCTAAAGGGTGCAAAACTTTCTGGAGATGCAGAAGACAAGATGTTCCGATTCTTGCAGACAAATCTGAGAGGGCAATCACACAGAACGCTATATATTCCACTTCCAGGTGATAGCGAAAACAACAAAGTTGAATTTAAGATGGAGCCCATTGAAGACGGAATACAGGACGGCTCATTTAAAGAGTATCGTAAACAAAACCGTGATGACATATTGGTAGCACACCAAGTTCCACTTTCTAAATTAGGTGGGGGCGATTCTGGATCTATCGCAGCAGCACTTGCACAGGATCGCACCTTTAAAGAGCAGGTAGCAAGACCAGCACAAAGACAATTAGAAAAAATGATTAATAAAATTATTCGTGAAAAGACAGACATTCTTGAGTTTGTATTTAATGAATTAACCTTGACTGATGAAATTGCACAATCTCAAATTCTTGAGAGATATGTAAAGAATCAGATTATGACCCCCAACGAAGCAAGAGTTGTTTTGGATATGCCACAAAGAGATGGTGGAGATGACGTATTAAATCTAAAGCCAGAGGCAGCAGCCGAAGCAACAACTACAAGAACCAGAGATTCAGAGAGAACAAATAGCAACTCTGACAGTCCATCAACAGTTTCTGGAAGAAACCCAAAGGGCGAAGGCAGAAAAACCCCTTAATGTCCGATATGTCCAGAATGTGATACTTGTATAAAATGGAGGTTATAATATAGTGGTGAGTAATGTATTCAAAGCCCACTGGAACTCAGATGGGGAAAATCTTCGTCTATCAATGCCTTTTAGCAAGGTAGATAAGGAAAGACGCATTGTTTCTGGATTTGCATCATTAGACAACCTAGATAAGCAAATGGATATAGTTACAGCAGAAGCATCTATGAGGGCTTTTACAAAGTTTAAAGGAAACATTCGTGAAATGCATCAGCCTCTAGCAGTTGGCAAGATGATTAACTTTAAAGAAGATAAATATTTTGATCCAGACTCAAAGAAATTTTATAGCGGAGTTTTTGTATCTGCATATGTATCTAAAGGTGCACAAGATACATGGGAAAAGGTTCTTGACGGTACACTAACTGGATTTTCTATTGGTGGCAAGATGAACAAGTGGGATGACGGTTATGATGAGAAATCAGACTCACAAATTAGAATTATTAAAGACTATGATCTTATTGAACTAAGCCTTGTAGATTCGCCAGCAAATCAATTTGCAAATATTGTTTCGGTTGAAAAAGTTGACGGCGTAGATGTTATTAAGGGTGATACAACTGTTCTAGAAAATGTTTTTTATGACAAAGAAAACGGGATTGTAATATCATCTGAAAATGAATCAGAAACTAGTCCAGTAAGCGGTCAAGAAATGGAAAATATAGGATTCGTTGAAAAAACGGATAGTGAAAAAACAACAATGATAAAATTCTTAGTTGATAGTGCTAAAGGCATTAATACTTCTAAGATGAACAAGGAGGTACAACATATGACAAAATCAAAGACACAAGTTGAAAAGACGGTTGTAATTGAAGATGTTGTGGTCGCTCCAGAGGCAGATGCATCAGTTGCAGAAGTTACTGAACAAGTTGCTAAGGCAGAAGAGGTTGAGACAACTGAAGTTGTTAATACCACAGAAGCAGTAGCAGAAGAAATTACTAAGGCAGAAGATGCTGAAGCAATTCAAGCAGTAACCGAGGCAGTTGTAGAAGTATCTAAATCAGAAGAAGTAGTTGCTGATGCAATTACCTCTCCTCAAAATACTTTAGAATCAGCCTTTAGCGATCTAGTGTCAACAGTAAAGGCTTTGCAGGCAGAAGTAGAACTTCTTAAGTCTACAAAGGTTGATGTTGATACTGTTAAGGATTCATTTGATGCCGTTGCAAAAGATATTGCAACAGTTACAAATGAATTTAATGAATTTGGAAAACGAGTAGACGCTGTGGAAGCAGAAACCGCATTCCGAAAGTCTGGGGATATCGGCGATATCTTCCAGTCTCAACCTGAAACGGTTGAAAAATCCCTATGGGGCGGTAGTTTCCTCAAAACAGCCGATCTATTCAAATGAACAAATCACTAGGAGGTGACAATATGTCAGAAGAAATAATCAAAAACCAGCCAGGCGCTGCTGGAGATCTAGGTGGAGCAACACCAGGTCTTTATCAGGGCCAAGGTGCTTTCGCATCAGGCGGAATTGGTGGAGTAACAAATCCAGGTGCAAATACACTTGGAAACATTCCAACAGCAACGCTTGGAACAACTAGCGGAGCAAATGCTGTTAACCCTAGTGGTTCAGCGGCTTCTGGAATTTTGCGCCCCGAGCAGGCTCGTCGTTTTATCGACTATGTTTGGGACGCTACAGTGTTAGCAAAGGATGGCCGTCGTGTAACAATGAAGGCTAACTCCATGGAACTTGAGAAGATTAACGTAGGTGAGCGTGTAATTCGTGCAGCAGCACAGGCAATTGGTAACTACACAAACACTGGCGCAACCTTCTCTAAGGTTGAACTTACTACCAAGAAGATTCGTCTTGATTGGGAAGTAACTTCAGAATCTTTGGAAGATGGTGTCGAGGGTGATGCTCTAGAAGATCACTTGGTACGCTTAATGACCAACGCATTCGCAAATGATATCGAAGATCTCGCTATCAATGGTGATGGTGCAACAGGAGCATTCTTGTCAATCATGCCAGGCTTTATCAATAAGGTAAAGACAAACGGAGATGCACACGAGGCAGTAGTGACCGTAGCAGATAATGCTTGGACACCTAGCGTCATGCAAGGCATCATCAATGCAATGCCACGTAAGTACCGTGCACTTAAGAACAATCTTAAGTTCTATGCAGGTACAGATGCATTCGGCGGTATCGTTAAGAATAACGGTACACTCGCTGATGCTGTTGCTGAAGCGTTTGCTGGACAAGTTCCAGGAAGCACTCAAGCAAACCGTCAGAACTATCTTGATGGTATCGGACAGACCTTCGGCGGAGCACGTACAACTCGTGTTCTCGGAATCGAAGTTCAGGAAGTTCCTTACTATCCAGAAGGTTATATTGATTTGACATTCCCTGCCAACCGTGTATGGGGATTCCAAAGAGATATTACTGTAAACCGTGAGTACGTAGCGAAGAAAGATACAATTGAATACACAGTATTCGTTCGCTTCGGACTTCAATGGGAAGAAGAGGATGCAATTGCATACGCTGACGCTGCTGCAGATGCATAATCTGTAACAGTAACCTTTAATGGGGGGCGGGAGTTCACTCTCCTGTCCCCCTTAATACTTTAGTGATATAATACAAATAAGGAGGATATCATGGAAAATAATGAATACAATAAGCCATTCGTAACAGAGGATGCACAAGAGCCAGTAGTTGTTGAAACACCAGCAGAGCCAGTTGTACAGCCTGTTGTAGTAGCACCAGAACCTGTTGTAGAGCCAGTTGCAGAACCAGTTCAAGCGCTAGGATTTACAGAAACAGGCGCTATTGGATCAATGGCAGCAGATGGTCCAAAGAAAACAATTAAGCCAGAACATCAAAGCGAAGATAAGGTAGCAATCTACTCAACAAAGAATGTTCGTTGGGAAGAGGCAGGGTCTGTATCTAAAGGTTACAACATTGTAACAAAAGAGCAAGCAGATAAATGGTTAACTCGTCCACATGTTAGAATTGCAACACCAGAAGAATTAAAAAAGGCTTTTGGTAATTAAGTATGGAGATATTGAGAGTTCCGCCATACGCAGACATTCCAGTTACTTATAAAATTCCTTCGTCTATTGTAGATGAAGATGTAACTGTTTTGATAACTGACATGGCGGATCTTTCTGTATCTACTCTTGAATTTCAAGAACTTTCAACGGGAGACATAGTAACAATAAACCTTCCTGGAACATACGACTCTGAATATAGAGTAGAGATTATTATTGATGAAGATGTTGTTTCTGATACTACATACGAAATAGTTAGGCCATATGTAGACCCAACTACAAAGGGAGATACAGCCTCAGACATTTCTTCCTATGCAGACAATGAAGAATTAGCAAGAGCAATTATTGATTCAATAGTTGGAGAAGGATTTTATTATAAGAAAAAAGTTTTGAATTTTACAGGAACTGGATCAGACTACTTGCCTATCTGGGATGATGTAAAAAAGGTTTTAACAGTATATGAAAATAACAAATTGGTAACAGACAGAGAATACGAAGTAACATCTGACAAAACAGCAATTGTTGAAAAGTCAACAGACAATATTAATCGTGCAGAGTCAGCCCCACTAGTTCTTCCAGCAGCATCGTCAGACTCGCTTGATCCACAATTTATATATAGAGGTTTTGGAAAAACTTGGGACTACAGAATAACAGTTGAATACGGACACACATCTGTTCCATCAGATATTGTTAGAGCAACAGAAATGCTAATACACGACATAGATTGTGGAAAGTTAGATTATTACAAGAGATTTATTTCTTCATACAACACAGATCAATACAGAATTCAATTTGACAAAAGTTTATTCGAAGGAACAGGAAACATACTTGTAGACAAGATACTTTCAAAGTATACAAAGTCTATTAAAAAACTTGGGGTGTTGTAATGACAATATGCGAAACTCCAGACTTCATGTTTCCAATGCAAGCATCTTTATATCATCCAATTGTTGAGCAGGGTGATTTTGGAGCAATTAAAAAACAATGGGTTTTAGATAGAATATTTGCATGCAGTTTTTCAGCAGGCGGTTCAGCATTTAAAGAAGAACTTAAGCCAAATGTAAATATAACACAAAATGCTATATTGGTTGGAAGAGCAAAGTCAGATTTAAGGTTGTCCTTAAGAGATAATAAAAACTCATTAACCAACATTCTTATAACAGACATAAAGGATCAAGAAGGAAATCTTATCTACTTAGAGACTTCTGGTCCAAGATCAGGAAAGGGAACTCTATTTGAGATTGCTACATATGAGCCATTTGTTGGGCCGTTTGGAACAGTAGAGTCTTTTAAATTAATTATAAGAAGGTCAGAAAATCAGACGGGTGATGTATGAGAGCCGTATTTAATTCTGCACAATTTAAAAAAGACATGAGTAACATAGTTGACTATTCTGTGGGGTTTTTGGAGGGTATAAAAAGAGGCAAAACCATATTCTTAAAAACAGTAGGACTAGAAACTGTAGAACTAATGAAAGAGTTTATAGACTCTAACGCTAGAGTTAATCCAGATATGCTACATCATGTGTATGAATGGAATCAAACAGGTAGCCCTAGCGCAAGGCTATATGACATATCCTATACAACGAGCAACCTTGGTTTGTCATTTAGGTCGTCGTTTCGTCAATCTACTTCAATAAAGAATGGATCAAGAACTCCATTTTATGACAAGGCTAGAATTATGGAAGAGGGGATTCCTGTTACAATTAGACCAAGAGTTGCACAGGCGTTAGCGTTTGAAGATAATGGAGAAACGGTGTTTACAAAAAATGAAGTAAGGGTAGATAATCCTGGAGGAACAGAAGTACAGGGTGGGTTTGAAAAGGTATTTGATATGTTCTTTAATAGATATTTTTCTCAAGCATTTTTACGAGTAAGTGGTATTGCTAGATATCTTGAGAATCCAATAGTTTATAAGAAAGACATGGCAGCAGGAAAGCGAATAGGTAAATCAAAAGGTTTGTCTACTGGCTATCGCTGGATTGCTAATGCAGGAGTTGGTATTAAATGACAGCAGTAATTCATCATCCACCTACAATTATAAATGCTTACTTGGCAGCAAAAATAGATCCAGGCTTTAATCCTGACGACTCTATTGGAGGATCAGAGTTAATTGGAACAACATATTTTTTCCCAACATTGCCAACACAAATAGATGCGCTTACGGAGACATTCCCAGACAGTAATGGAGTTTTTGGTGTATACGATAGAATGTTCAAAATGAGAAGAACCCCTTTCCCATATATTAAATGTGAGCAACTGCTATACTATTTTTATTCTGTAGGAAATGATGCACAAAAAAATATGGTCATAACTCAGCAACAGGTGAGCGATCTTCTTGATGCGGGAGATGACTCAGCAAAAGACCTCAATGAGTGGGCAGCAGCCAACCCAACCCTATGGGCAGAATCCAAGCCATGTTTCTTTCATAACTTCAAGATTTATCAACTAGAAGAAACCAGAGATATAGTAGACTTTGGCACGGCCCGTACCTATGCGGGGAATAAGATAATAATTGACTACGATTGGCACCCATTAAATTCCTAATAAAAGGGTAGTATAATTAAGGCGAGGAAACAAACCCCCTTTTAATAAAATGAAAGAGGTGAGAATATATGGCATACAGCCGTGGTTCAAGTAGTAACATTATCGTAGGTGCAGCAGCACTTTTTACGTATGATGGTCCAATTGGATTGGACGCAAATGGAAAAATCACTGACGTACAAGCAGTGGCAGATCTTCCAGCAATGACTCCAGTCTCAGGATCCTACAAAGAAACATTGTCAAGCGATGATGATTTCACAAACGTAGGATACACATCGAACGGTTTGGAACTAGCATTCCAACCAGATTTCGGTGAGGTGGCAGTAGATCAACTTCTCGACGTTGCTCGTCTATTCAAGCAAGGTATGACAGTTAATCTAAACACATCATTTGCAGAGGCAACATTAGAAAATCTTCTAGTTGCAATTGCAGCAGATGATACAGACAAGGTAACTGATGGACCCCTAAAGACATTAAAAATGTCAGCAGGCGATATTGGTGACGTTCCACTAGAGCGTGGCCTTGTTGCAGTAGGACCAGGATCTGGTTCCGCTGCAGATCCAAAGGAAAGAATTTATGTTGCATACCGTGCACTCTCAATTGAGAGCGTAACAGTATCAGCAAAGCGTGATGAGGCTTCAATGTTTGAAGTTTCGTTCCGTCTCCTTCCAAACGATGACGCATCATACGGTAAAATCGTAGATCGTACTCTATAATACAACTTAATAGGACTAGCCCAGACCCTTGAAAGTCTGGGCTTTTCCATTTGGTATACTTATATAATGGCAACAAGCGTATATGAAAAAAGAAATTTCTCTTTTATTGATGGAACAGTCATTGAGGCTGCCCCACTTAAAATAAAATATTTAAGAGAATTTTTAAGAAAATTTGAAACAATAAAGTCGACCAAAACAGATGATGAATCAATATCTGTTCTGGTAGTTTGTGCTCTTATAGCAATGAAACAATATGCGCCACAAATAAAAACAATTGAAGACCTTGAGGACAATTTAGATTTGCCAACAATTTATCAAGTTATAGATATTGCAGCAGGTATTAAAATTAATCAAAAATCAGAAGACACAGTAAAGTCTCAAGCAGTAGATAGTGGGTCTTCATGGGAGACGTTGGACTTGGCCAAACTAGAAGCAGAGGCTTTTCTTATAGGTATTTGGAAAGACTATGAAGAACTTGAAGAGTCTTTGTCAATGCCAGAACTAACGACAACTATTAAAGTTAAAAGAGATTTAGACTATAACGACAAAAAGTTTGCTGCTGCAATGCAGGGTGTTGATCTTGATAAAAATTCAGGTAATAGCAATGCTTGGGAAGATATGAAGGCTAGAGTGTTTAGTAAAGGCAAGGCAGAAAATGGAAATGATATCCTTGCTCTACAGGGTAAAAATGCAGAAAAGGCTGGATTTGGAATCGGCTTTGGCCTTGATTACGAGGTTATTGAATAACCAAAAATAACGCTCCGCTATGGTATAATTAACTTTAACCTTATAAGGAGGAATAAATGGCAACTGCCACAGAAGAAAAAACAGTAACTCTCATTGATGGAACAAAGATCAAGGTAAGACCACTAAAGATCTCGCTACTTCGTCCGTTTATGAAAAAGTTTGAAGATATTGCCAAGGTCGCAGAAGATAATGAAAAGTCCATGACTTTGCTTATAGAGTGTGTACAAATCGCAATGCAGCAATACAAGCCAGAATTGGCGGAAGACAAGGAAGCCCTAGAAGAAAATATAGATCTTCCTACAGTATATAAGATCGTTGAAGAGGCATCTGGAATTAGACTTCAGGATGCAGCGTTACTTGGCAATCTTGTAAATAATTAAATAAAGAGGTGTTAGTGGATGGCTGATGTTCAATCCAATATTCATGTAAATATTGATACGTCAGATGCTTTAGCAAGTCTAAAACTGCTACAGCGTCAAATATCGGCCTTCCATACACAGATGGCAAAGTCTGGCGCAGCAGCGTCAGCGGTAGCAGCAAATCAAGCACAAAACTTGATGAACAGTATAAATGCTACTGGCAAGTTCCAAGCAACTATGAGAACGGTTGCTACAAGCACAGAGCACTTTACTAATGCTTTAGAAAAGAATAAACTATCCTCCAGAGAATATTTTAGATATACTGGGGCAGCCACTAAAACTTTTGGTAGGCTTTTTAAGTCTGAATTTGAAACAATAAATAAAGTTGCACGAGAGCGTGTAAAAGACATACAGACTCAATATATAAAAATGGGTCGTGGTGCCAATGGAGCACTTCAGGCCATTGCGGTAAGACCGCTTACGCTGGACATGAAAAATCTAGCAACCCAGACACAAATAGCAGCACAGCGCCAACAACTTTTAAATCAATTACTAAGACAGGGATCAACAAATCTTCTAAACTTTGGTAAGAATACTCAATGGGCTGGCCGTCAGTTGATGGTTGGTTTCACAGTTCCGCTTATGCTTCTTGGGTCTGTCGCTGCAAAAACTTTCATGAAACTTGAAGAGCAAACAATTAGATTTAAGCGTGTTTATGGTGAAATGTTTACCACTCAAGAAGAAACAAATGAAATGGTTAAAAACATTCAACTACTTGCCAAGGAATATACCAAATATGGAGTTGCAGTAGAAAAAACCATGGAAATGGCAGCAAACGCTGCAGCGATGGGCAAGATGGGTGCAGACCTTACAGCACAGGTTTCCCAAGCAACAAGACTTGCTGTTCTTGGTGGTGTTGAGCAAGAGCAAGCCCTGGAAACAACAATATCTGTAACTAATGCGTTTGGTGTAGCAGCAGAAGATTTAGCAAAAAAGATTGACTTCCTTAACGCAGTTGAAAACCAAACCGTTGTATCTATTGAAGATTTAACTATCGCTATTCCTAAAGCAGGACCAGTTGTACAGCAACTTGGTGGAGATGTAGAAGACTTAGCGTTCTTCCTAACTGCCATGAAAGAAGGCGGTATCAATGCATCAGAAGGTGCCAACGCACTTAAGTCTGGTTTAGCATCATTGATTAATCCATCTGATAAAGCAGCCAAAATGCTTGGCGAGATGGGCATCAACATTAAGGGAATTGTTGAGGCAAATCAGGGAGATGTAGCAGCAACAGTAGTAAGTTTTGCACATGCCCTAGATACCTTAGATCCTCTTAATCGTGCTCGTGCAATTGAACAGTTGTTTGGTAAGTTTCAGTTTTCAAGATTATCAACTCTGTTTCAAAATGTTGTAAGAGAAGGCAATCAGGCAAGTCGTGTTTTAACACTAACAAAAGCAACTACAGAAGAACTTGCAATTCTTTCAGAGCGAGAATTGGCAAGAATAGAAGAGTCAACAACTTATAAATTTAAGAAATCGATAGAAGATTTAAAGGTAACTCTTGCACCAGTTGGAGAGCAGTTCTTAAAAGCACTTACCCCTGTAGTTGAGTTTGTTGGAAAAATTTTAGAAAAATTTAATAACTTGGGAGATGGAAGTAAAAAGTTTTTGACAATAATGACTGTTGCTCTTGGTGCAATTGGGCCAGTAGCACTAATGTCATTTGGTCTATTAATGAATGGTCTTGCTAATATAATTAAGTTATTTACAACCTTAAAGTCTGCATTTAATAGGACTGGAGCATCAACACAGATACTTGGAAATCAGACAGACTATTTAACTCAGCAACAACTTGAAGCATCTGCCGTAGCAGCATCTCTTGATCAGGTTCATCAAAAACTAAGACAAACATTTACATCTGAGACTGCAGCAGTAAATGCGTTAGCAGCAGCATATAAAAATGCAATTGCTTCTCAATTAGGATTTGTTGGCCCAGTTGGTAAAGGCAGAATGCCACAAAGCAAAAAGTATTCTACTGGTATTACGAGCATTCCAGGACCAAAGGGTGCAGGAGATATTGTTCCAATTCTTGCTTCTCCTGGAGAGGCAGTTATTCCAGCAGGACCAGCACAGGATCCAGCAAACAAACCATTCATTAGGCACATGGTTGCAGGCGGAACAATTCCAGGGTTTAACAATGGAACCCCTGAAATTAAAAAAGATAACAATGTAACAAACAAGACACATGTTGGAGGAAAGAGCACTCCAAAAGCAATACAAGATATTATAAAAAATAATCCATATATGACGCAAGATCAAAAAAATAAACTTCTTGCTATGGAACAAATATTTAAATCTCAAGGTATACCTACTACTACAACAACTAAGCACGGCCTAGTGTTTGACTTCCCTGAGTGGATGAACAAAGCAATGCCAAGCCTTACTACTGGTGTTCCAGTTCAAGAATTTATAGATGAGTGGGAAAGAAGAGGTCCAGAAAAATGGAAACCATCTGGAATGAATGCAACACAGGCTGCAGCCTTAGATAAAGCATTCCTAGACTCATTTAAGTTAAGCACTAGCCCATATATAAATGACAGAATAGTAGATGATATTTTTAAAACTCAGGTTCCAAAATATATAAACCCTGAAGACAAAGCGTATCAAAAAGCAAAGCAACTTTATCAAACTGACTCAAGATTTAACATGGGTAAGGGTCTTGGAAGTGCTCCAGAAGAGAGCAGAAGAATACTTCAAAATGCAAAAGATAAAGGTTTTATAAAAGATTTTGATATCAAAGAGGGTTTTGGAACGGGGGAAGGAAGAACTGACAAGGTTGTAACAAAATCTTCTACAGTTACTCTTAATGATGGCACTGTTGTAAATATGAATCGACTTGGAGCAGGAACAACTCCAGTTATAAGTCAAAAGCCTACAAGTGGTGGGGCAGTAACAGCACCAGAACTAATTCAAGAGAATATGGAAAAAGCAAGAAGTCAAGAGGCAACCTTAAAGTCTATAGCAGATGAAGCAGCAAAAACAAAAACTGGACAAAAGAAGCCTACAAATTTTGGAAAACAAGTATCAAAAACTACAGGAAGAAGTTTTGATGTAAGAGAAATTGGTGGAGTTTTTGAAAAACCAAACGGTCAAAGGGTTTTTGTAAAGCCTATGATGAGCGAATTAAACGCTCTTGCAGAAAAAGAAGCAACAGATTTTGCTAGAAAAGTTCAAGGTCTAGATGTTCCAAAACAAAAAATAGCAACAATGATTGATCCTACAGATCCACAAGGTAAGAGAAAAATTATTGTTTTAGAATCTAAGTATGATCCCAAGTATGCTGAATTAATGTCTAAGTCATTTACACAAGAACAATACTTTAGACAACTAGTAGCAGCAAATCTTCGTGGCGACAAAGATCTTAAGATGGGTAATCTTGGTGGCAATGCCCTAACAGATGTTGGTCGTGCTGGAGTATTAAGTAAAGCGTCAGGTGTTGCTGCATTAGAAACTAAAATGCCATCTTTGGTTGAAATGGCAGAAGAAAATCTAAAGGGTGTTCCAGGGAAGCAGGCAAAGAATTCTCCAAATTGGTTTGCAAATGCAACAAAAGATATTGCTCTAAATTTGACTCCAGCCGAATATGATCGTCAAATGAAAGCAGAAATTCAAAGGCAATTAAATAATGCAGAGTCATATGTTGCAAAGATGTCTGCAGATAATCCCCTAAAATCACAATATGTTGCTATGCTCGACAGACTTAGAGAAGGATTAAAGGTAGACTGGAAATCACTACATCAAAAGCACAGTTCTATTTTAGTAAAGCCTGATGAAGTTATTGAAGATAAAGACGGTAAAGTTAAAGAAATAAAATCAGAGCCAAATAATAGAAAGTTTAAGTCTACTGGAGGACCAGCAGATTCAAGAATTGCCCCAGCATCAATAGCGCCATCAGTTAGACAGGGACCAAGGGGTGTAAGAATTCTTGGAAAAGGAGACGCTCCACTTTCCTCTCAAGATGTAAAAACTGCAATCGATAAAGCAAATTCTCAAGCAAAAGCAGCAGCATCTAGAACTGCTCTTTATGGTGATGGTCCAATAGATGCAGAACAAAAATCCTTAAGACGAAAAATAGGTTCATTAAAAAAATCTGGCAAACAATTAAATGTTATTGCTAAAGATGTTGCAGTTACACAAAAAGTTGTAACTGATAATATGACACAAACTATTAAACAGGGGATGGGTGCAGCGGGAGTTAAATCAAAGTTGAAGTCTACCTCATCAAAAATTTTAGAATCTTTTAAAGCAAGACAAGCAGCAAAAGCAAAGCCTGATGACCCAAATAATCCAAAGCCTAGAGGAGGCATGGGCATGGGCGGTGCTGCTATGGGAGTAGCAGGTTTGGCCATGATAGGGTCAATGGCGCCAGGCAAAGTCGGAGAAATTTCACAAAAAATAATGATGCCTTTAATGGGTCTTGCTATGATTTTGCCAATGCTTCAAAACAAATTTGCAGCGCTTGCTGTTGGTGTAGGTCTAGTAGTAGCCGCATACGCATATCAAAAAATACAGTTTGATAGGGCACAGGATGCTGCAATAGAACTTACAGAAGCATTAGGTTCTGGATCTCAAGCAATAAGAGGTTTATCAAAATTTGCAAACACTGTGTCTGCTGGTGAGATTATGGATAGAAAAAGAAAAGAAAGGTTTTCTCCTTTTCAGATTCAAACTGGAAAAACAACATTTGGTCAATCATTCATGGCTGGAGAACAAGGTAAAGCCATGCTAAAAAATGTTTCACAAAGCATGAAGTTGGGTGGCAAAGATATGGCACAAGGCCAAGTTGCAAATCAAATGGCAACTGCAGTTGCATCTGGAGCACTTACCCCAGCACAGGCACGAAGCATTGTGGCAAATCTTGCACAAGAACTTGGAGATTATTCATTTGGCATTAAAGTAAATGCAGATTTAATAGCATTGCTTGGTCCAAACGGAGAAAATTTATTAAAAGATCCAATAGGTATTAGAGTAAAACTTCTTACAGATACAAGAGATAAGATGAATCTCGCTACAGATAAAGCAAAAGAGGCAGGATCTTTTGCGAGTATGAGAGGCCTTAAAGATATAGGTGTTGCTGGCGGATACACATTAGCAGGGGCTGGAGCAGGAGCCCTTGGAGGAGCCATTGCTGGAGGAGGACTTGGAGCGCTTATAGGATCTGTTATTCCTGGAGCGGGTACGGTTGCAGGTGCAGCACTTGGAACAAAAATCGGAGCCGTTGTTGGTACTGGAATTGGCTCTTTTGCAGGAAATCTGTATGGAAGAAAAGATAGACAAAAAAGAATAGGTCAGGCATCTGGAGCAAGTGTTGCTATGCAAAAAATTGCTCTTCAGCAACAACAAGAAATGCAAGATTCTGTAGAGTTAGAGTATCTAAAACAAATGGATATTGCTAGGGCTAAGGGAGATCAGAACAAAATGGATGAACTCTCAAGAAATTATGCCAAGGATAGAGTTAGATTGCTTGAGGAAAATTCTACACTTGTAAAAGACATTCAAAAGAATTTTAAAGAATCAGAGGGCGCAACTAGAAAAGCATTAATGACTGGTGCAAACAAGGCAATAACAAAACAATATAAGGGAACAGCACTAGAAGATGTTGCACCATTGGCAAAGACTCAAATCGATGATGCAAAAATTTCAGATGAAATGAAGTATACTCTAAAAATGGAAATGGGTAGTGGACAAATAGATCCTATGCAAATGATTGAAATATTTGAAACATTTGGCAAAGATAAGGAATCTATTGAGAAGGTTGTTCAAATTATTACAAAATTTGGTGGAAAATTTGCAAACCAGACAATGGGTATTGTTGGAATGTTTAAGGATAAAAAACAGTCTGCGGAGTTTGTTGCTCGCATTTCTGCAAAGAAACCAAAAGGCGCAGCAAAAGAACTTGAATTATTTCAAAAAATTGCTCAATCTGGTCAGGTTGTAGAACAAGATGTTTTATTAAATTACTATAACACAAACGAAGATGCTCGTGAAGCATTACAGAAAGATCTTGCCAAAATTGATGCTCTTAAGGGCAAGGTCACATTAGACATTGCAACTAAGGTACTTGGAGAAGATGAGATGGCAGCGCTCCGTGCCGATCAAGAATATTTTGATAGTTTGCCACCAGAACAACAAAAGGTTTATTTGCAAAATATGAAAGTTCTTTTTTCTATGGAAGGCGATGCAGCCTTACAAGAGCAGTATAAAAATTGGGTAAACGAGGAAGGCGGAGCAAACAAAGGAAAATCATTTGCTGATTTTGTTACTGCTAAAAATTTCCAAGTTACAGAAGCATCTAAAGATGATACAAAACCAACAACAGGCGGATCAACTCCTGGAGATGGCTCAAAAGTAAAGGCCTCTCCTCTAGACGATCTTCTTAAGAAATTAAGAGATGTTCGTAAAAACCAAATCAAGGTTACAGAAGGTTTTGATGCGTCATTTAAATCTTTAAATAAACTGTTTGGTGGAAAGAAAACTATTGGGGTTTTCAGCGGTATTGAAAATGACATGAGAAAACTAGGAGCAGGAGAAGACCTAATTGAACTCATAGTTGGTATGGATCCTAAAGAATATGAAACAAAAAAGGGTAAGTTGTTTGAGTTTGATGCAAAGGGTAATATTAGTAAGATTAAAGATGGTGCAAAGAGTATTGGAGATGCTCTTCAATCTGTTGCGCTTGGAGATTTTGTCAGTAATCAACAAAAAATGGCAAGGCAAATAGGAGATCAGACTACAGCCCTTAAAAGACTGCAGGCAGCGGGAGTAGAAGGTTCTGTTGCGCTAGAAGCAGTTGCAGATGCTACCTTTGCAGCAGGAATTGCAAATAAAAAACTATCTGATGAACAAATAGAGAAAATAGTAAAGTCATGGAAGAAGGCAACTAAAGCAGCAAAAGCATATGCTGCAAATGAGGCTGCTATTAATAAAACCAAAGAATTAGAGAATAGAGCAACACTATTAAAAAATATTACAGCCAATATTGCAGGGATTGCAAGTAAGGCTAATGCTTCTCAGTCTGATGTTATTGATGCACTTTTAAATAATCCAGAACTTGTAAATATGTTAATTACCCCTGGAATCGATGAAGAAGCATTTCACGCATTATTACAAGCAGCGCTAGACTCTGCAAAGACTGAATTAAAGATTAAGCAGTTAACTATTGACGGGATGGAGGAAATATTTAGCAAAGGCTTTGGAAATGCTATGGATGCTTTTGATGTGGAAGAAACCAAACTAAGATTAAATTTTGAAGATGCAAATAAGCCACTAAAAGAAGAAATTAAAAAAGCCGAAGAACTAATTGCCATAAAGCAAGAGCAGATTAGAATACAAGAGGTTGGTCTAAAAGAAATTGAGGACCAAGAAAACAAAGTTAATGAGAAATATGATGAAAGACTAAAGGCTCTTGATGAAGTTGAAAAAGCAAATGCTGCAATATCGCAACAGCAAAAAGGACAACTAACACTTGCAGAAGCCCTGACATCTGGAGATATTGCTGCTGCTGCTCGTGCTGCTCAAGATCTACGGACACAGTCTGCAGCCGATGTGGTAACTAAACAAAAGGATGCGCTAGAAAATGCAAGACAGTTTGAACTTGGACAATTAAGATCAAAAGATGGTAAAAGCAGAATTGAAATTGAAAAAGAAATTAAAAGAATTCAAGATGAAATTTATGAGATTGAAACAAAGAGTCTTGAACCAAATAGAGAAACTCTTAGACTAAATGAACTTGCTTTAGAAAAAGCAATTGAGGGAATCACAGTATTAGGGCAAACAAGAAATCAATGGGAAAGAATTAAAAACAATGTTGATCTTGCAAGAGTAAGTGCTGCCCAGTTTGTAAAAGAAATGCAGGATGCTCTTAATATCGTAAACTCATTAATAAATGCATATAGAAATCAAAAAGTAAACACAGATGCAATCATTCCTGCTCTACTTGTTCCACCTGGCCCTGGTCCTGGCCCTGGCCCTGGCCCTGGTCCTGGCCCTGACCCTAAAGTATGTCCAGAAGGCAAAGTACTTGTTAATGGAAATTGTGTTGATAAGCCTAAAGAAGAAGGCAAAAAAGACGAACCGTTTATTCCAAAAACTCCTGAAGAGGCTCGTATATATGCTATTTCTCAAATGAAGCCAAGCGCTTTGGCAGCACAGGAAAGTGGTGCAATTGGCGCAGCATCTCTTGCAAGACAAATTGCAGAATATGATCAAAGGATAAGAAACCAAAATCTATTTGCTCAACACAAACAAAAAGAAATCGCTGACGCAGCAGCACAAGCCGCAATTGATGCAGCAAATAAAGCAGCAAGTTATGCGAAGTTTAGTCCAGGTAGATTTGCATTTAAGAGTAAGGGCGGAATGATAAAGCCACTTTACAGACCTATGGGAGGACTAATTCCTTATTACAGACCTATGGGAGGACTAATTCCTTATTTCTTGAACGGTGGATTTGCTAAAGGCACAGACACTGTTCCAGCAATGCTAACTCCAGGAGAATTTATTATGAGCAAGTATGCCGTTGATTCATATGGACTAGACACTATGAGAAAAATAAATAGTGGAGAATTGTCTGGTGGTTCAGTGTATAATAATACATACACATTAACTGTTAATGCTAAAACTGATGCAAACCCTAATGATATTGCACAGGCTGTAATGGCAACCATTAAGAGGGTTGATGACAGAAGAATTAGGGGGGTGGCTATAAGTGGCAGAAGATGATTTAGACCCTAGGGTAATTTATGCACAGGGTCGTAAAAAATACAACAGGCCAAGCGGTATGCTTTGGTCCGAGAACTCTGGCACTCTTCAAGACGGCTTATATATACCATATGGATACGAAATAGGAGTCAACCCAGAAAATGTTGAGGATGAATCCTTGCTTGATCAGTTTTTATTTTTAACTGATGATAATAGACAGCCAATTGATTTTAAAAATGAGAGAATTGAAAAACGGGAGCGAATGATTAATGGTCGAATGAGATCATATCACATTTCAGATAAGACTACGATAAGCACTAGTTGGGATATGATTCCGTCTAGGTCACATGAAAATTTCCCAAACTTTGATCCCGCTACTGGGTTGTCTCCACATAAAGCATACACTACAGACGGCGGTGCAGGCGGAGCAGACATGCAAGAATGGTATGATTCACATAAAGGTTCTTTCTGGGTATTTCTTACATATGATAGAAAAGGAATATTTAAAGGAACATTAGAGCCATATGATCACCTTCAGCAATATAATCAATTAATTGAAATGTTCATTAGTGATTTTTCGTTTTCAGTTGAAAAACGAGGAACTAAATTTGACTACTGGAATGTTTCAGTAACACTGGAAGAAGTATAATGTTTGAAGATAAAGACTTGCAGACATTTTTGGAGACATCTCCTACTGTTAGAAACAAATCAGTTGTTACTGCAGAATGGAACATGAACATACCAACCAACATAAAGCATATTGGTAATTATAGATACAGACCAACAGATACATCAACAGTATATTCTTCTTTGCCTACAAGTTTTGATATAAATGATGCTGGGAATTTCTATACAGGTGCAACAGACGCTGACATTACAGTAGATGGTTCATTTGACAACAATGATGTTCCAACAATTTTTTTAACTAAAAAAGAAAAATTACAAACTCTTTACTCTTTAGAAGATTGTTTTAGTCAGTTTAGGCCTAGGTCTGGAATTAATAAAGCAGTATTTTTTGAAAATGGAAAACTTCACCACCCCAATTTGTTTATGGCAGATAGACCAAGATACTATATGCCAGATAAAAATGACATATTCAAGTACTGGACATCTTACAGAACCGAGGGTGGACAAGAGTATGGCGTTGCTTCTAAGGTAAGAGGATCTCAGTATGACATTGAAGATGCTTGTCCATTTGTTGTTTATAAACAAAAAATTCCTACAAATAGAATTGTTATTAAAATGCAAACTCATACGGGGACAGAAAACTTAGGACCGTTTTCATCTTCAACGGGATCATTTGCTGATCCATTCTTTGGAGAATTAAATCAAAAAACTCCTAACAAATGGAAAATTCAAGTTTTAAAAGATAACAATTGGCAAGACCTTATATCTTTTGATCCTTCAAAAACAAGAAGAGACGGGTCTAAAATTATTAAAAGTGATGGGTATGTTGAAATTGCTTACGGATTAATAGTTCCAGAAGAGTGGAGACCAAATTTTGTTTTTGCCGAAACATATAGCACAGAACTATTGCTTCCAGACATATCTGTTATTGGATATGCATATTTAATTAAAGAAAATGAAAACGATATTGGAAAATATTATATTTGGAATGGGGAAGACTATACAATAATAACACCAAAATATGGTTGGTATGTTCAAGACGAAACTGTTGATAGGCTGACTAATTTTGTTGTAGATGCAACTGCTCCAGATTCATTTATTAAACCACTGGATGGAAAATTATATTACAGGGAGTTTGAGTACATCACTGGAATTAGGGTTGTTGTAGAAACTATGAATGTTAAAGATTCTACATTTGATTTAATAGAAATATCTCCAAGACTTGTAATGAACATATCAGATAAAACTTTAGACTATTCAATAAATAAAAGCGCTTCTGATCTTGGAGTTAGTGGTTTGCCAGTAGGTCAACTTGTTGCTTCAAATGGATCAATAAACATATTTGATTATGACCAAGCCTTTAATGAAAATAATAATTTAAGCATAGTCAGCAAGTATATAGACAGGCATATACAGTTTAAGTTTTATGAAGTCATAGTTGATGTTAACGGATGGGACTACTGGGTTCCAATAAAAACATTATACTCAGATTCATTTCCAAAAGCAGATATAATGAATAAAACAATTTTTATATCTCTTAGAGATTTATATTGGCATTTAGAATCAATTACAGCACCACAGATATTAATGACAGAAGTTTCTGTTAGTTCTGCAGTGTCTTTGTTGCTCGACTATATAGGATTTTCTAACTATACCTTTAAAAGAGTTCAAGAAGAAAAAGAAATTATAATCCCATATTTCTTTGTTGGCCCAGACAAAAGCGTTGCAGAGGTGCTAGAAGATTTAGCGGTATCAACACAAACGGCAATGTTTTTTGATGAATATAATAATTTTGTAATGATGAGCAAAAACTATATAATGCCAAATAAAAATCAAAGACCAACAACTTTTCAACTAAAAGGAACAAATGATTTATTTCAAGAAGAAAGAATAGAAAATAAAACATTGGCAAATACAAAACTTGCAAACATAATATCTATTGCTGGACAATCAAACGCTGTTTATAATGATGGAGTAATTAACTATACACCAAGGCACATTCAAAGATCTATCGGGTCAATAAGGCAGGCAAACCTTTTAGACGAAGAAAGGTATTATGTTTATAAGCCAGTATTGTTGTGGGAAGTTTCTGGAACAGAAAACACAAAGTCTTTAAATAATGAAATTGGAACACAGTCTTCTTATTTACTTACAGCGATTCCGCTAAACGCAGATTTATCTGCAGATGTTCCAATTGTTAAAAATAACATAGTTATCAATAACACACTTAGTTTAGGAGAGGCAGTATTTTGGATTGCCAGATATAACGGATATTTTTATTCACAGGGAGAAATTATTAAATATGATGCCGTTCAACATAATGTTACTGGGTTTGGAAACGTTTGGATAACTTCTATTGAGGAATACCAGTACTATTTTGCAAAACTACCATTTAATGGAAAAATATACCCAACTGGATTAGTTAGAATTTATTCAGAGCCAAATTATTTTGAGCAGGGCGGAATAGTAAAATTACAAAATGGTCCAGTTGCAAAGCATGGTCGTGGTCAGTTTGGAACAACTGTTGTTGCACATTCTGCTGGTATTTCTGATTACTGGAAGTCAGATGACAATGTTAAGGGATGTTACATGTCGTCTGAATACTTATTTGATAACAAAACCCCAATACCATCAACAACAACATTATCGGCAGGCAAAAATACAAACACTGGGACATTCTCTGATGCAATAAGCAGAACATCTTCAAGAACTGGGCTTATCAAAAACTTTCTTTCTACAACATTGACTGGTGAAATAACTACTCAAACCCAACAGCAACCTGGATCAATTCAATCTTCTGCGCTGTCAATAACTGGACCAAACTTTACAACAAAAGAAAAGCCTAGAGATTTTATATCATATGTTCATAAATCTTTAGAAAATAAAAAATATAAACATTTTGGAACCAGATTAAGGATTATTGGAAAGATAGAAAACAATCAAGATATAGGTCAAACCTCAAATGGATCGTCAACATATTTCGTTGTTCAGGGTTCTACTCCAGATAAAAATATTAACATATCTGGAGGATCTGCAGGTATATCTGTAATGCTAAATCCCACAACAAATGTTGGATATTATTTTGAAATAGCAGCGTTAGGGCTTGGCAAGTTATCAGAAACACAACAACAGGGCGTTAGCAATGTATTTTTTTATAAGATAAAATCTGAAAACGGAAAGGCTATTCCAATTAAATTATGGGATGGCATAGGTCAAATCACCGTTGATGATGGAAAATTTACTGGACAGTCAAGAAGTTTTGCAGAGGAAAATCCGACGGTATATGATTTAGCAGTAGAATATGAAGACATAGGAACAACAAGACGATTCTATTTATTCCTAAATGGAACAATGATAAAAACTGTAGACGATGTAGATCCGTTGCCAGCATATTCAGATATCGCATTATTTACAAGAGGCTCTTCTAGGGCCATGTTTGAAAATGTATATGCTCTTTGCAATAACTATTCTCAAAATACATCATTTAGTTTGGGGGCTCCAGTAAACTCTGTTTTTGGGGATTCTGAAATAGATGCAAATGAATCATTTAGGAAATACTCTATTAGCGGTCTAATACAAAACACTTACCTGACTGGAATTGGATCTTCAGAGCCACCAAAGTATAATATTTACTTTGAAGAATTTGGAAGTATAATGAGAGAGGCTGCAGTATTTAATTTTAAGTATGACAAAGCATACCCAGCACTTAGTGCAAAAATATCTCCAACATTTAATAAAATGAAAGGTTATGCAGTATCTGGTTTTAGAGCAGGATCTTATGGAGCAGAGTTTTTAATTTTTAATACAACCGATGCCCCGCTGTCACTAGATGAAACCAGTGGAAATTATTTAAGAATTCAAGGAATTGCTTTTACTCAGGAATCTAATAATAACCTTACTGTTGATGAATATTTTAATAAAAATAGCCTTGTTTCAAATCCTAAATTTATTGCAGACAAACTGATATCAAACCCCTACAAATTTAAACAAGATTATCAAGACATTAAACTTAGCAGAATGACATATGGCAAAAAAGATTTTGCAATAGACACCCTGTATGTACAATCACAAGACGAGGCTTCAAGTCTTATGAAATGGTTGGTTGAAAAGATTACAAAGCCCAGAAGGTCTATTGGAGTTCAAATATTTGCAATTCCAACAATTCAACTTGGTGATATTGTTAGTGTAGACTATAAAGAAAACAATATAAGCATGGCATCAAATCCAGATAACAGGTTTGTAGTTTATAATATTGAATTTTCAAGAAGTTCAGATGGGCCATCAATGACATTGTTTTTAAGTGAGGTGGTTTAGTGTCTAGTCCAATACAGTCAGTAGATCCAAAATATCTTGATGCTGTTGCAGCAATTCCAAAGCCTTCTCAAAATAAAAAAGACGACTCTGTAAAAATTGCAACGCCAGACCTGATATTATCAAATAATGAAATAATGTCAATTGAAATAATGACAGACCTAATCTTTGAGGATATAGGCGGATACGAACTGGCAACAATATCGAGACATGACTTAGTAAATGGTCAGAAAGTTGTTTATGCTCCAATAAAAAATTTAACAGATCTTTACTTGCAGTATAACCCAAACAATATCTTAAGGCTTCAATCATCTGACTCCTTTTTTAAATCTTTGTCACTATCTATTTTAGATAGATTGCCTATATGTGGCACAGGGTATGATATTTCACCCCCAACAGGTAACCCAAGCGAAACTGACAAAAAGAAATGGACAAAAACTCCAAACTGTAAATCTATATATATAGATCCGATTACTGGAGACCTTGTAATTAATCTAATAAACATGAAAGAAAATGAGCAGGTTGAGGTAGAAATATTGACTGCTGGAAACATTTTTGATGATACAATATACTACGGGAGTAGCCAATGATAACCAATATAGGTAAAAATCTTTTAGCAAAGTATCTTGTGGGGCAGACACCGTCCTATGCTTCTCATATTGCCATAGGATGTGGAGCCAAGCCAGTTGTTTCTGACCATGTATTTTCCCCTGCAGAGTTAACAGCATTAAAAGATAAAGAGTCTTTAGATTTTGAAATGTTTAGATCTCCAATTATTTCCAGGGGATTTGTAAATGAAAATGGATTATCTAAAGTAGTCTTAACAGCAGAATTGCCAACAGAAGAAAGATATGAAATTACTGAGGTTGGAATATTTTCTGCAGGATCGAACCCCGTTGCTGGGTCATTTGATAGTAGAGTCGTATACTCTTTTGCCGATACAGACAATTGGCGCTATAGCATTGATGGGGAGTCTCCAGTAGAAATACCTGTAGACTATACCCCACTTGATGGACAAAACAATAATGGAACAATTGCTAAGACACAAAAGGTTTTTTCTACAAACGCTGACAATAGAATTTTTACACAACAAGATAGAGTTGGAAGAAATGAAAGATGTAGGTTTTTAAATAATATAGTTGTAATGAGAGGAGACTCTTCCTCCCTTTCATATAATACTCAAGGGGGCATGGTACCATTAACACTATCAGATTATATAATCTTAGATAAAACCTCAACAGACTTTACTAAAAACGGCCCACTTGATGAATTAAGGTTGGCGTTTTCTATTGTAAATAAAGTTGCCAATTCAAATACAGTACCAGACAATGTAAAAATACTTTTGGAGTTTTCTCATCCTGGACCAAACGCAAGTATTCAGTATGCAAAATTTGTAGTAGATATTGATAATATTAATTATGATCAAGGAATTTCTGAATATAAACACAACTTTCAAAATAATAGATATGTTGTAGTAGCAAAAAAATTTCAAGAACTAGATAAAAGTTTAAGATTTGATTGGGCAAGCGTTTCTGTTGCAAAAATTTATGCATGTGTAACTAAGGCAGGATCACCGTCAGATTTATTTTATGTTTGTTTAGATGCCTTAAGAATTGAAAACACAACATCTACTAATTCGTTATATGGTTTGACAGGATATTCTATAATTAAAAATGTAAATTCACGACCAATAATTAAGTCAGCCAATACAGCAAATTACATAGAGTTCAGATTTGTTTTGGATGTTTAGCCATGAATAAAACTCCAGACAAGGGAATAAAAAATGTTGTAATTAAAAGAGATTCACTTGGAAAAGTAACAGAAAAAAACTCTGTAGTTTTAAGGTTTAGAATAATATCAGAAGACAAAAATAGAAAGTCCGCATACTCTCAAATATTCGTTGCTGAATCTGGAGAAGTGCTGTTGGGTGCAGGGGATATAAATATCCTTGGTAACACAGTTATGGTTAACTGGTCTGCTGGAGAAATTTCAGCACAAATAATATATGATGTTTTTGTAGGATTTGATTCTGCAGCACCAACCTTTGTGGCATCAACTGGGTCTTCAAACTATTCATTTTTAAAAACAGGAACATCTTCTGTCCGTGTAGTAGTTCAAGCATCATCAACTAATCCAGCAATAAATCCTGACTTAAAAATCTATGACTCTGGAATAGTCAGTCTGGTATAATTATATTATGGCAATTTTACCTGTACCCGAAAGAGGGCAGCCTTTAGACGTAACATATATCTATCAGATAGTTAAGGCTCTTAATGATCTTTCTACCCAGGCATCAACATCAACATACAAGTATGTCACAGTAGATACAAAGAACTCAGGAAAGCAAAGTGTAAAAACTTCTGAAGCAAGAATTATTGGTGGATTTGTTCAAGTTACTTCTGGTTCATCACAGACTGCAGGATCTATCCAGCCTTTTTCTTATAGCCTTCCTAGCGAGTTTAAGTTTCCTCCAATTGTTACGGCAACGCCAATTAACATTGGAAATACTGATGCTGGAAAGGATGTTACGGTTACGCTATTAAGCATTTCAAATTCAAAAATTGAGGGTACTGTAAAATTTAATGTTGGTGGAGATACTACTGTCGGGATTAATTTATTGATAGTAGGAATCCCCAACTAATGATTTTTTGTAAAAGATGCAAAGGAAGAATGTTTATTGATAGATCATTTTCACAAATAAACAATCTTGAAATATATTGTATGTCTTGCGGGTCGAGAACATTTTTTCATCCGCCTAGTAATTCACAGGAGGGCATGTGGCTGTTAAAAAGGGAACAATTCAGAGCGAAGGTTACAATGTCCTCCCTGTAATATCAGGGAACAAAAAGGTTTGTTTTTTAAATGGTGACCTTGTAAGAATTCATCATTTAAATAAATCTAATGGAATAATGTCTGTTTATAATATTAATAAAGACAGGATCGAAAGTTGTTTAATTAATGATTTTAAAAAAAATAAAGAGCGAGCATACACGGTTGGAGAGACTGCTAATTTAGTTAATCGTCATAAAAAATATATGCCATCTCTTATGAGAAGAGGAATTATTCCATTTCCAAAAGGTTCTCAAAAGGGTGGAGAGAGAGGTTTCAGAGTTAGATCATATTATTCAGAATCGCAAGTAAAAGAGATTCGTGATATACTGGCTACATACCATATTGGCAGACCAAGAAAAGATGGACTAATAACAAATGATATTACGCCCAGTAAGCAAGAGTTGACAAGAAGAATGGGCGATGGTATACTTACATATACGAAAACAGAAGATGGGCGATTTATTCCTGTATGGGGTGAGTCTATTTAGCGAAGGGTATAAGAATGGGAAATGAAGCAACAAAGGTATCTGTAACGCTTGGATACACATTAAATCTAGGAAATTTTCAATCACTAAGGCTAGACCTTGGGGTAACAGACTCAAAGCGAGACGGAGAAAATACAGATCAAGCATTTGAGCGTGTTTACAAGTTTGTTGAAGATAAACTTACAGCAAAGATTTTAGAAGCACAGACCGAAGCCGAAGCAAAATAATGGCAGAACGCAAAGACCGCATGGCTTTGCTTAGTCGTTATAGTAAATTGCACACTCAACGATATGAGCAGAAGCCATCTCTCAATCTTAATGTAGAGCAGTGGGCTGCAGATGCACTAGTTGAGTCGTATGGAATCTCGGTATGTTATGAGTTGCTAGATTTTTATTTTGAAATTTCTACTAGTCCATCGTGGAATATTTTTGCCTACAAGGCTCAGGCATTGTTGGATAGTAAAAATGAAATAAACAAAGACAGAGAAGAGCGAGCACAACGCAGACAAAAAGCAAGGGAGTGGCTGAGTGAATAGTACAAAAGCAAGGTCATTGACCAAGGCCTTGACATGGAGAATCATAGCAATCATTAGCACCTTTGTGCTTGCTTGGTATTACACTAGGGATATTGCCTTTACTGTATCGTTTACAATTGTGTCAAATGTTATTAATTTTATTTTATATTATATACATGAGAGAACTTGGCTTAGGGTTAGATGGGGGAGGTCATGGAACAAAGAGACCGCTTAGAAAGATGGTGCGATAAACACAACCATAAGATGGGATTAATTAGGACTATTAGCGCATTAATTGTATTTATGCTGCAGGTGGTAATATTGTATAGGGTTTCACGATGAACGATGTAGAATCTAAATTAATTTCTGCAGTGCTGCAAGACAAGCAAATACATGTTCTCTTACAGGCTAATGTAGAAAACCTCTTAAAAACACACGGAGATATTTGGAATTTCATAAGACTGTATTTTGAAAATAATTCTTCCTTGCCACCAAGTGACCTAGTTAGAGAAAAGTTTAGAGACTTTGATCCAGTTCCAGGCGTTGGAGCAACAAGGCACCACCTTGAAGAACTGCAAGGTGAATACTTAAGGGATAGTCTAAAAGATATTCTTAGGTCTGCTGCTACTGATGTACAGCAGGGCGAGGGCGGTAAAGCGTTAGAAAATTTAATTACTCAGACATCAGAGTTAAAAAAGAATACTGCTGCTATTAGAGATATTGATGTAACAGACTTAGAGTCTGCCATTGCATATTTTGAAAATGTAAAGAAGCAGAAGGAACTGGGATATATTGGGATTAAGACTGGGCTTCCAGGGTTTGATAACTATTTACCTTCTGGAATCATGCCAGGGCAGTTGGGAGTGTTCCTTGCATATCCAGGTATAGGAAAGTCGTGGTTGGCTCTCTATTTCGCCGTACAGGCTTGGAAACAGGGTCGTAGCCCACTAATCATAAGCCTTGAAATGAGCGAGGCAGAAGTTCGCAATCGTGTATTTACAATTATGGGCGAGGGCCGTTGGTCTCATAGAAAACTTAGCAATGGAGAAATTGAACTAGAGATGCTAAAAGATTGGCATAGTAAAAATCTACAAGGCAAGCCAGAGTTCCACATTGTTTCAAACGATCAGGGTGGAGAAATTAACCCATCTGTGCTTCGTGGAAAGATAGATCAGTATAAGCCAGACTTCGTTATTGTTGACTACCTACAACTAATGTCTCCAAACCAAAAATCTGAAAATGAGACGGTACGCATGAAAAACCTATCTCGTGAACTTAAACTAATGGCCATTGCAGAAGAAGTTCCCATTATCGCTATTTCTTCTGCTACCCCAGACGATGTGACCAAACTAGAGGCTGTCCCAACGCTTGGTCAAACAGCATGGTCAAGGCAGATTGCATATGACGCTGACTGGGTGCTGGCCCTAGGTCGTGGTGCCAATAGTGATGTTATTGAGTGTGCTTTTAGAAAGAACCGAAATGGGTTTATGGGTGATTTTCTAGTACAGTGTGATTTTGACAAGGGATACTATAGGTATAAAGACTTTGAAGATAAGCAGGTATAATATGGTATGTCAAAAAATAAGGAGAACATCCCGCCAGATTTCTATCACCATAAGCCTTTAAGGAAGTTTTTTATTGATGGCGTTATTCAGGATGAGGCTCTTTTAGGAAGATTAAAAATTGAATATATAAGATTGTTGGTCTCAGAAATGAGGTTGTGTGGGTATGTACCAAGATTTGATATTGACCCAGACTTTACAATAAGGTATAATGAGATAAAAGGGTTTTTTGAATTTGAATTATCTATACACGGAGTTTACGCAGGGAAAAGGAAGAGCGAATGGATAGCAGGGGTAGATGGAACCAATCCAATTCCTATACCGCAGAACAGGTCAAGCGAGTCCTTGCGGGGTCGGGCATAAACATAGAGTCTGAACTAGATGCTGACTTTATAATATTTTGTCCGTTTCATAATAATCACAGAACGCCAGCAGGAGAAGTACAAAAAAATAGCGGAATGTTCTTTTGTTTTTCTTGTCAAAAATCTGCAGATCTTATAGAATTAGTAATGCACACTTCTGGCAGAACATATTTTGAGGCAGCAAGATTTATAAAAAGCAAAGAGAAGGTTAGCAATCTTGCAGTAGAAATTGATCGTGCATTGGTTGAGAAAGAAAAATATAAGCCGTTTGATGAGTTAATAATTAAACGCTTACATAATAATCTTATTTCTTTAGATAGGCCTAAAAACTATTTTGCATATCGTAAAATAACACAAAATTCTTGTAGCAAGTTCTCTTTGGGGTATTCAGAAAAGCAAGACATGGTTACAGTTCCAGTTCATAGCCCAGACGGAATATTGTTAGGATTTGTTGGAAGATCTGTTGAAGGAAAAGATTTTAAGAATACACCAGGACTACCAAAAAGCAAAACCCTTTTTAATTTGCATCGTGTAAAGAAGTCTGATAAGGTATATATAGTTGAGTCTTCTTTTGATGCTATAAGACTAGACCAACTAGGAATTCCTGCAATCGCAACATTGGGAGCGAATGTATCGAACAAACAAATAGAATTGCTTCAAAAATATTTTAACAACATTTTTGTTGTTGCAGATAATGATGAAGCAGGAGGAAACATGAAAGACAGGATAGTTGAAAGGCTTGGCTCTCGTGTTTCTGTTATTAAAATAAACAAACAATATAAAGACATAGGCGATATGCCAGACGAAGAGATTAAAAGTTTAGGATTTTCGTTTGACAAAAGCATAGAGTCTATGCTAAACTAATACAAACACAAAGGAGAAATATATGAGCATTGTAAAGGGAATCAAAAACATTAATGCCCTGCTCGACAGACCAAAATATGAAAATGATGGACCAAAGGTAAAGTGGCTAAAACTTGCAGATGGACAATCTGTAAAGATTCGCTTCATCGAAGAACTAGATGAGGATTCTGCAAATTATAGCGAAAAGCGTGGCCTAGCACTTGTTGTTAAGGAACATGTTAATCCAAAAGACTATAAGCGCAAGGCTGTAGACACTATGGAATCAGAAGGCCGTGACTGGGCAGAAGAAATGCATCGCAAAGATCCAAAGGCTGGATGGCGTGGCCGTCTTCGTTTTTATTGTAACGTCTTAGTAGACGACGGTATCGAAGCACCATACGTTGCTATCTGGTCAATGGGTATCAGTAAACAATCATCATTTAACACAATTCGTGAGTATGCTCTTGAAACAGGAAGCATCTCAAATGTAGTGTGGAAATTAAAGCGTAATGGACAGGGAACTGAAACCAATTACACACTAATTCCATCAGCACCAGATAAGGAGCCATTCGATTGGAAAGATATCGAGCCTTATCCGTTGGAGTCAGCACTAAAAAAGATTCCATATGCGGAACAAGAAGCGTTCTACCTAGGCTTTGACAGTCCATCCGTAACATCGTCTACCAATACTGATTGGTAAGATGAACTACGTAGGCTTACATGTCCATACCCATTTTAGTCTTTTTGATGGGATTGCTACTCCAGAAGAATTAGTAGACCGAGCAGTTGAACTTGGTATGCCAGCATTGGCTATCACGGATCACGGAACATTATCTGGGCATAGAGAACTGTATCGAGTTGCAAAAGCAAAGGGCATTAAGCCAATTCTTGGTCTAGAAGGATACATGTGTGCAGACATATCTGATAAAAGAGATAAGTCTGAAAGGCAGGGTCAGCAAGATCTTGTTTATAACCATATTATCCTTCTAGCCAAGAATAAAATAGGTTTAGAAAATCTAAACAAGATTAGCGAATTAGCATGGACAGATGGTTTTTTTAAAAAGCCTAGATTTGATTTTAAGGTATTAGAAAAATACAAAGAAGGTATTATAGTTTCATCTGCATGTCCAAGTAGCGTTTTAGTAAAAGCATTAGAAGAAGAAGAGTTTGCCCTTGCTAAGAAGTACATAACATGGTTTAAGGATCAATTTGGCAGTGATTATTATATTGAGGTAATGCCACACAACCAAGCACACATAAACAAATATCTTCTTGATTTGGCAGACGAGTTTAATATTAAGGCTATCGTGACTCCAGATTGTCATCATTCACATCCAGGACAAAAAGAGATTCAAGAGTTTAAACTTATCATGAATGCTCACGCAAAGGTTTCCAAAGATGTTTCTTATGCAAAGTCAGCAAAGTGTTCATGTATGATGGACAGACTAGATTTATTATATGGCAAAGACAGAGAAGTAACATTTAACAAGTTTGATATACATTTGTTGTCTTATGAAGAAATGAAGTCAGCCATGGAGTCTCAGGGTATAGATAGGGAAGACATATACTCAAACACAATAGAATTGGCAAACATGATAGAGGATTACGATATACAAGAAGGCTTAAACCTTTTGCCAGTACAATATAGAAATCCAGATCAAGAGTTGGCAGATTTAGCATTTGCAGGTTTAGAAGAAAAGAGATTAAATAGCAACTGGCTTGGAAACGATATATATGAACAAAGACTTGAAGAAGAGTTATTGATTATTCGTGAAAAAAAATTCGCTCCATACTTTTTGGTTGTTAGCAATATGATTAACTGGGCAAAGAAAGAAGACATTCTAGTTGGTCCAGGTCGAGGATCTTCTGCTGGATCTTTGGTTTGCTATGCCCTAGGAATTACTGACATTGATCCAATAGAACATAATCTTTTGTTTTTCCGATTTATTAATCCAGAGCGTAATGACTTTCCTGATATTGATACAGATATTCAAGATACTCGTCGTGAAGAAGTAAAAGATTATCTTGTCAGACAATATAGGCATGTTGCTTCTATTGCTACATTTTTACAATTTACTGGAAAAGGAATAGTAAGAGATGTTGCTAGAGTTTTAAATATACCTCTGTCAGATGTAAACAAAGTATTAAAAACTGTTGATTCTTGGGATGACTACTGTACATCAAAATCAACACTAGAGTTCCGTGAAAAGTATCCAGAAGTGGAAATATATGGAGAACAACTTCGAGGTCGTATTAGGGGCACTGGCATCCATGCTGCTGGTGTGGTTACTAGCAAAGATCCAATCTTTAGATATGCACCACTAGAGACTCGCTCTTCTGCTGGATCTGATGATCGTATTCCAGTGGTTGGTATTGACATGGAAGAGGCTGAAAAAATTGGCCTTATTAAAATTGACGCACTAGGCCTTAAAACATTGTCTGTCTTAAAAGATACTATTGATATTATTAAAGATAGAAATGGCAAAAAGATAGACCTTCTTAAAATAAAAATGGACGATACCAATGTTTATCAAATGCTTTCTGATGGACACACAAAGGGTGTGTTTCAATGTGAAGCAGCGCCATATACTAATCTTCTTATTAAAATGGGTGTAAAAAATCTTGCCGAACTTGCAGCATCAAATGCTCTTGTTCGCCCAGGTGCAATGAATACAATTGGGAAAGATTATATTGAACGCAAGCATGGTCGTCAAAATATTGGATATACCCACCAAGTATTAAAAGAGTTTACGGAGGACACATATGGCTGTATTCTTTACCAGGAACAGGTTATGCAAGCATGCGTACACCTTGGCGGTATGTCCATGTCGGAAGCAGATAAAGTTAGAAAGATTATTGGAAAGAAAAAAGATGCTAAAGAATTTGATCAGTTTAAAGAGAGGTTCGTAGAAGGAGCATCTAGGTTTATTGCTCCAAATGCTGCTCGTGATCTGTGGCATGACTTTGAGGCTCACGCAGGGTACTCATTTAACAAGTCACACGCAGTAGCATATTCAACACTATCGTATTGGACTGCATGGTTAAAGTATTATTACCCACTTGAGTTTATGTACTCAGTGCTTAAAAATGAAGGAGATAAAGATGCGAGAACTGAATATCTTATTGAAGCGAAAAGAATGGGCATTGTCGTTAAACTACCTCATATTAATGATTCGGATATTGATTTTAAAATTGAGGGTAAGGGTATTCGGTTCGGACTCACGGCAATCAAATTTATATCTGATAAGATTGCAGAACGATATATACAGGCACGACCTTTTAAGTCTTATGCAGAACTTGAAGCGTTCACATTTACTAAGGGAAATGGTGTAAACAGCAGGGCACTTCAAGCACTAAAGGCTATTGGTGCTGCAACATTTCCAGATAACCCAAGGGATGATAAAACAATTAAAGAAAACCTTTATGAGTATTTAAACCTTCCAGAGTTTAATATTACCATTCCCTCTCACTATTATGCTTTTATTCAAGATATAGTAGATTTTGATGATAAGGGTTGCTATATTTTTCTGGGTATGGTAAAATCAATTAAGAGAGGGAAAGGGTGGTCTAGAGTTGAAATTTTGGACAAAACTGGGTCTGTCGGTGTATTTGATGATGAAAATACGACTATTGAGACAGGTCGTTCTTATTTGGTCCTTTGTGATAATAACAGGATTGTGTCTGCAGTTCCTGCTGATGAAATAAAAAATTCTGGTGCAGCATTGGTTAAGTTTTTAAATTACAGAATGTTGCCATATAAAGATAATGAAATGTTTGTTATATCATTTAAACCTAGAACAACCAAGAATGGAAAAAGAATGGCTTCACTTACCCTAGCAGATACCAAGAGAGATCTTCATTCAATAACAGTATTTCCTACATCTTTTGCAAAAGCGTATATGCATGTTAAAGAAGGCAATGCATATAAATTTGAATTTGGTAAGACCAAAGACGGAACAGTGATATTGGAGGATGTAAATGTCAGTTAGTATAGAAGAAGCGTTAGCACAGTTAGACCCTAGGTTAAGAAAAAGATTAGGTAGTGGCGTAGGTGTCAACTATGAGTATCAGCCAACATCAAGTTATGGTCTAAACAGAGCATTGGGTGGTGGTTTGCCTTACGGCAGGCAGGTTCTTATCTGGGGATCAAAGTCCTCTGCAAAGTCCTCTATGTGCCTTCAAATGATTGCTTTAGCACAGGCAGAGGGTAGGTTGTGTGCATGGATTGATTCTGAAATGTCTTATTCAGAAGACTGGGCTCGTAAAATGGGGGTAGATCCAGAAAAATTGATCTACTCACAGGCTAGAACTATTAGTGATATGGTCGATGTTGGTGTAGCACTTATGAATGCGGGTGTTGATTTAATCGTGGTAGACTCTATTACATCATTGCTTCCTGCAATTTATTTTGAAAAGGACACTGATGAAATGAAGCCTTTGGAAAATACAAAGCAGATTGGAGCAGAATCTCGTGACTTTAGTAACGCATGGAAAATGCTTAATTATGCTAACAATAAAGTTAAGCCTACTTTGCTTGTCCTTATTAGCCAGTCTCGTAATAACATTAATGCTATGTATACTAGCCAGCAGCCTTCTGGTGGTCAGGCTACTAAGTTTTATTCTTCTTGCATTATTAAGTTGTTTAGTTCCGAGTCAGACAATCAAGCGATTAAAGGAAAAATTAAAGTAGGGGATAAGTTAATTGAAGAAAAGATTGGTAGAACTGTGAAATGGGAATTGCAATTTTCAAAAACATCTCCAGGCTTCCAATCTGGAGAATATGATTTTTATTTCAGAGGAGACAATCTCGGGCTAGATACTATTGGAGATTTAGTTACTACAGCAGAGTTAAACGGAATTGTAGAGCGTACAGGAGCATGGTATCTTTTGCCAGATGGCACAAAGGTCCAGGGTAAAGAAGCATTTGTTAATCGTGTAAGAGAGGATCTTGACTTGCAAGAATTTATCAAGAATAAACTAAATGGCTAACTATAGTGTTTACGAAGGAAAATTTCCTTGTAAGACTTGTAAGCAAGAAGTAAAAACAGTAAGAGTTTATTTAGATACAGGAATGGCATCTTGGATGTGTTCAGATAAACACTTGTCTGAATGTCATTTGTTTAAGGTTGGATATAAAACAAAGAAGAGAAAAAATGACAGAGAAAAGTGAAAGCAAAAGAATAGGCGCAAGACAGCATAAAAACTCTGGGCGCAATACTCAGAAAGGCGATGCGTCTTGGAATAATTTCGTTCTAGATTTTAAAGAGGTTGAAAAATCTTTTACTTTAAATAAAGAAATCTGGGCTAAGGCTACTACAGATGCTATAAGAAATGGAAAAGATCCAGCCATAGTAGTCGTAATAGGCGAGGGTAATGCAAAGGTAAGACTTGCTATAATTGAAATGAGCATACTAGAAGAACTAATGGAGGAATAATGGAACAACAACAGACAACAATAGATATGGTAAATGGTTTATCCGAAATTGCAGAATACATGCAGGATGAGGAATTGACTACGGCACTTACCTTTATTGCTAAGATTATTATGAAACCAGATATACCTTTAAATGTAGCCACAGTAGAGATTGTTCGTCTACAGGCTATTGCTGCCAAAATGTCCTTAAAGGCAACATGGATGGCCAATGTTGACAAATCAGACAGAGGAAAGAAGAATCTTTACTATACGGCAGCAGAGTCAATCAACAATCTTGTTTCTGCCTTAAAGTACATAATTCGATAATCTGATATACTTATACTAAGAGAAACGAGAAATAATGACAAAAAATTTACTACATACGGTTATGATAAAGCCAGAAGAAAAACCAGTTCATTCAATGAATGTTGCTGAACTTACTGAAAAAATCAACAAAGGCTATACTATTAAAAGAGTTCCAAAGCATACAGTCAAAAAGACTTTTGCTCCTTCTACTATTGCATATGGAAATGGAGAGTGTGCTAGATATTGGTACCTAGCATTTGATGGTCAAACATTTGAAGATAATGCTGATGCATATGCTGCAGCAAATATGACTAATGGGACTTTGTCACATGCAAGAATTCAAGCAGCAATGATAGACTCTGGAGTAGCAAAAGTTTATCGTAATGATGATAATGAGGAAACTACTGAGTTTAAGATTGTACACAGCGATCCCCCAATCTTCGGGTATGGAGATGTAATGCTTGATTGGCAAGGGGAAGAACTTCTTGGTGAAATTAAAACTGTGCCAAACGAAGGATTTGAGTATAGAAAAACATCGGGTACGGCCAAGACTGGCCACCTAATGCAATTGCTTATATATATGAAGATTCTAAAGAGACCAAAGGGTGTTATGATTTATGAAAATAAAAACAATCATGAACTTCTTTTGATTCCTGTAGAAGTAAACGATCATTACCGTCGGTGGGTAGACCAGGCATTTGATTGGATGAGGACAGTTCGAAAGGCATGGGAAGATAGAACTTTACCAGTCAAGAACTATAGGTCCAACTCCAAGATATGCAAGTCATGCCCAATTAGAAAAGCATGTGAGTCTGCAGGTACAGGCGTAGTTAAACTACCTCGCCTGGAGACTCTTAGTGAGACACTGTAACTTTTGTGACAAACAGTTTGATCAGTCAGTATCATATCAAATATACTGCTCTGTTAGTTGTAGAGACCTTGCAACAAAAGAAAAAATTGCTGCAAGGTATCTTCAATCTAAAAGATCAAAAAGAAAGGGCAAGGTAAGACTTTGCAAGTCGTGTTCTATGCCACTATCAATATATAACGATTACCCCATATGTAATACATGCTCTGTAAATCCAGATGCAGTAACTAAAGCAATTAAAAAAATAAAGGACAAGGCTAATGATAAAAACAAGTAGTCAGCCTGATGTTATTTGTGCAATTGATGCCAGCACAAATAGTCTAGCATTTACCATATACTCGTATAAAAAATTATCAGATCACGGGAAGATAATGTTTGAGGGCAAAGATATTTATGCTAAAGTTATTGATGCTAACAAGAAAACAAAAGCCTTATTTGATTACTATGATTTAGTTGAGGCTATTGTTATTGAGCATACAGTTTTT